AAGTGCTTTAAGTGAAGGAACTAACTTATACTTTACAGATGCTAGGGCTAGATCATCAATTAGTGCTTCAGGCGATATTAGTTACAACAACTCAACTGGTGTTATTAGTTACACTGATCCATCACCTAGAACTGATGCTACAATTAGAGGATTATTTAGTGCTTCAGGCGATATTAGTTACAACAACTCAACTGGTGTTATTAGTTACACTGATCCATCACCTAGAACTGATGCTACAATTAGAGGATTATTTAGTAGCGGTGGAGACATTGCATACAACAGTTCAACTGGCTTCTTTTCATATACTATGCCAGACTTGGCAGTTAGCGACTTTGCAGGCGCATCAATACAAACTGGATCAGAGGCTTTTGCAGACAGCGACTCAGTATTAATGACAGCGGCGGCAGTACAAGATAAAATTACAAGTTATGGTTACTCAACTACAACAGGTGATATTACATCAGTAGGCGCAGGTTCTGGTTTAGCAGGCGGCGGCACAAGTGGTGCTGTTACTTTAAACATTGGCGCAGGTACAGGTATTACTGTAAATGCAAATGATGTTGCTGTAGACATAAGTGCATTTAGTACTAGTGATTTAAGTGAAGGAACAAACGATTATTATACAGTAACAAGAGCAAACTCAGCCATCGATGCAAGAGTTACTAATTCTTTTGTTGATGCATTGAATGTGGATGCCGATACAGTTGATACTTTACATGCTAGTTCTTTCTTAAGAAGTGATGCCGCAGATACGCATACTCATACTATTACACCAAGTGCAGATAACAGTATTGACTTAGGATCAACTTCATTGAGATATAATGAAGTACATGCAGTTACTTTCAAAGGTACAGCAACACAGGCTCAATATGCTGACTTGGCAGAGAACTATGTAGCAGATGCAGATTATCCACCAGGCACAGTATTAGTACTAGGCGGAGAACAAGAAGTAACAGTAACCAGCGAATCCAACAGTCCTAACGTGGCCGGAGTTGTTAGTACAGATCCAGCATACTTAATGAACTCAGCTTTAGCAGGACAATTTGTTAAAGCAGTAGCACTTAGAGGACGAGTTCCTGTAAGAGTGCTTGGCATAGTTGCTAAAGGCGACATACTTATTACTAGTTCAACACCGGGTGTTGCAACAGTAGGCACTAACCCTCACTTTATAAGTGCGGCATGCATTATTGGTAAAGCAATATCCAATAAAGAACATGCAGGCGAAGGCATTGTAGAAGTACTAGTTTAATAACTTGTAAACCAGTCTAAACTCCAACAAAACGATAAATATGTGCAATAGGGAAAACCTTATTGACTGACTTCGCGAGTCAGACTATATAACATATAGACAACATAGGAATAATAAAATGGCCACAGCAATTCAATGGAGACGAGGCACCACTTCCCAACACAGTAGTTTTACTGGTTTGGCAGGTGAGATCACAGTCGATACAGATTTAAATACCGTTATTGTCCACGACGGTTCAACAGCAGGCGGACACAGAATAGCAAAATATACAGAAGTAACATCAGCGGCGGCGGGCGATATTAGCTCAGTTGTTGCAGGTGCAGGTTTAACTGGTGGAGCAACCACTGGTGATGCAACAATTAACGTTATTGGTGGAAACGGTATTACTGTTTCAGCTGACGCAGTTATTACAGACGACACTTATATTAAAGCATTGTTTAGTGCTGGTGGAGACCTGTCATATAGTAACGGTGTATTCAGCTTTACTAATGACGCAGGTGATATTAGTAGTGTTGTTGCAGGTACTGGTTTAAGCGGCGGAGCAACAACCGGCGTGGCAACTTTAGCACTTGACACTTCTTCATCAACATTTACAACAGGTGTACAATCATTCTTAGCAGGTGGAACACTTGCAGGAAGCATTATACCATCAACAGACATTACTTACGATTTAGGTTCGAGCAGTAAGCAATGGCGTGATGTGTATGTTGGTCCAGGATCACTTTACATTAACGGACAACAAGTACTTCAAGACAATTCAGGTACAATCCAAGTTAGTGCTGATGCAAACCAAAACGTTGGGATAGTAACATCTGGTTCAGGTGATATCGAACTTAACGCATCTGGTTCAGGTGTAATTAATTTACAATCAGCAATTACTGTTGACTCAGGTCAAACATTAACTGGTACTGGCGGTTTAACAATGGCTAGTAACATTAACTTAAACAGTAATTCAGTTAACAACTTACCAGCTCCTGCACAGGCAGGTGACGCTACCAACAAAACATACGTTGATGGTGCATCTTACCTAACAGGCGGAACTGGTATTACAAATAGTTCAGGTACATTGGCAATTGATGCTACAGTTGTTACAACTACTGGAACACAGACAATTGGGGGTGATAAAACATTCTCAGGAACAACTACAATTAGTGGTTCTTTAAATTCATCAGGCGGAACAGTACAATTTGCTGATAACCTATTAACATTAAACGCAGACGCAACTGGTACACCATCAGAAGACGTTGGTATTATTGTTGAAAGAGGAGACTCAACTAACGTTCAGTTCAAATGGATTGAAGCCGCAGATGAGTGGTCATTCACAAACGACGGATCGGCTTACCAAGCTGTTACTGGACATGCAGACTTTAGTGCTGTAACAAGTGGAGACGGAAGTCTTACTTATAACAGTTCAACAGGTGCTTATACATATACAGGTCCAAGTGCTACAGAAGTAAGAGCACATTTAACTGCTGGAACTGGAATGACAGTTAGTGGTGGTGTTTTTGCTACAACAATTACACAATACACTGATGCATTAGCCCAAGCGGCTATCACTGTTAATGATGCAGGCGGAGACGGAAGTTTAGCAATATCCAGCGGCGTAATTACTTATACAGGACCTAGTGCGGCTGAAGCCGAAGCACAAATTGATGCACATCTAAGCGGTGGAACAGGTATTAATTATTCAGGCGGTGTTATTACTACAGATGATACAGTAGTTAGCACATCTGGAACACAGTCAATTGGTGGTGCAAAAACATTCACTGATAACTTAATTCTAAGTGGTAATTTAACAGTTAACGGTACACAGACTATTGTTAATACTGAAACATTAACAATTGATGATAACATGCTTGTTCTTAACAATAATGAAGCCGGCACTCCAAGTGAAGATTCAGGTATTGAAGTAGAACGTGGAACATCAACTAATGTTAAACTACAGTGGAAAGAATCTGCAGATGAGTGGCAAATATTTGATGGCACAAGTACATACACAATTGCTAGAACTACAGCAGACTTAACAGAACAAAGTAACCTTTACTATACACAGGCTAGAGCAGACGCCAGAGTGGCGGCGGCAACAGGTGCCAACCTAGATTTAAGCAGTAAAGATACAGGTGATTTATCTGAAAGTGGTAACTTATACTACACAGATGCAAGAGCAGATGCCAGAATAGCGGCGGCTGACACAGGCGATTTAAGTGAAGGATCAAACGAATACTTTACTACTGCAAGAGCTAGAGCATCGATTAGTGAAGGATCAACTGAATTAGCATATAATAGTACAACAGGTGTATTAACATTTGCACAAGGTAGTACTTCAGGCGTAGCAGAAGGATCAAACCTTTACTACACAGATGCTAGAGCAGATGCAAGAATTGCCAACGCAAGTACAAGTGATTTAAGTGAAGGAACTAACTTATACCACACAACTGAAAGAGTACAAGATATTGCAGGCGCAATGTTTACAGCAAACACTGAATCAGGCATTACAGTAACATACGACGATGCTGACGGCACAATTGATTTAACAACAAGTATTGCAGGATTTAGTACTAGTAATTTAAGTGAAGGATCAAATTTATACTTTACTACTGCTAGAGCAGACGCTAGAGTTGATTTACAAACTGGCGGCAACTTAGATTTAAGCAGTAAAGATACAGGTGATTTAACTGAAAGTGGTAACTTATACTACACTGATGCAAGAGCAAGAGCATCAATTAGTGCTTCAGGCGATATTAGTTACAACAGTTCAACTGGTGTAATTAGTTTTACTAATGACGCAGGTGATATTGAAGGTGTTACAGCAGGTACTGGTTTAAGTGGAGGCGGCACTTCAGGTACTGTTACACTTAATGTTAGTGGATTAACAGTTGCACAACTGGCTGGATCGGCATTACAATTAAGCTCAGAATCATTTGCTGATAACAATACTACATTGATGACATCAGCGGCAGTACAAGATAAGATTGAATCTTATGGTTATTCAACAACAACAGGCGATATTACAGCCGTAACAGCAGGAGCAGGTTTAACTGGTGGCGCATCTAGCGGATCAGCTGACTTGGGTGTTGGAGCAGGTACTGGTATTACTGTAAATGCAAATGATGTTGCAGTTAACATGAGTGCATTTAGTACTAGTGATTTAAGTGAAGGCTCAAACCTTTACTATACTAGTGGTAGAGCAGATGCTAGAGTTAGTGCAGTAGCAACTAAGGCATTTATTGACGCACTAAACGTTGATTCAGATACATTAGACGGCATTAGTAGTGCAAGTTTCATGAGAAGTGATGCTAACGATTCACACAGTGGAACGATTACTCCTTCCTCAAACAATGCGATTAACTTAGGATCAAGTGGACTTAAATATGCAAATGTTTACGCAACTACATTCCAAGGTAATGCAACTTCGGCACAGTATGCGGATTTGGCTGAGAAATACGAAAGTGATGCAGAACTAGAAGCAGGCACAGTTGTTATGTTTGGTGGTGATAAAGAAGTTACAGCATGTGATAGTGAAAACTGTCATGCAGTAGCAGGTGTTATCAGTACTGATCCAGCTTATATGATGAACGCAGGAGCAGAAGGTCAATTTGTAGCATTAACCGGAAGAGTACCTACTAAGGTTACTGGTCCAGTTGCTAAAGGTGACTTAATGGTTTCCGCAGGTAACGGTATGGCTAAGGCTAATAACGATGCACAGGCAGGAAGAATGATTGGTAAAGCAGTTGGTTCTTCAGAAGGCGGAGAAGCTGTTATAGAAGTACTTGTTAACTTGATGTAAGAGTTTACAAACAATAAAAAAGGGAGTTTTTAACTCCCTTTTTTTGTGATTTAAAAATCTAACAAACTTCACGCATGATATTCGAGGGGTGACCCGATTTCATGATGATGTCAAATTTTCTAGAAAGATTGGTAACCGATGTTCCGAACTTGGATAACATGGCTACTATTCCTTTTGGATTCGCCATACTTTTCTCCTAAAATGTAATAACAAACTCTAACCCACTTGCTGTAACTTCATCCTTAATAGGAACTGTTACAATCAATCTACAAGTATGTTACAATTGTGTTACAGAATGTATTTATACAAACAAGTATTTTTACCAGGAAATATGTGATATTGCATAACAGATGTTACACAGAAACTAAACCCAAACGATAAATAGTAACTGTAGACAGTAACACAGACACACTTAAAGAAGCAACCCTTAAAAGGTGTGTACATAATATGGAAGAAATATTTGGATTAATTACCGAAGTCGGTGCCCCGATTGCTGGAAGTGTAGTAATGGGATTTTTTATATTTGTAGTAATAAAGCAAATACTAGAAGGAGTAGTCGAACAAGTTAAAACCTTGACGATGTTTTGCTCCAGTTTGGAAGCCAGAGCAAGTACTATGAGCAACGAGATGCTTAAAATAGACTTGCTGGTTAGTAGTGCCCTAGACCTCAGACCCGATATAGATAGAGTTTCAAGAGCAGACAATTTTGTCGAAGATGGCAAAGTCGATGCTAGGAGAGACTAATGGATATTGCACAGGCGATTAATGACTTTGGATTTCCAGTCGTGTTATGTGTTGGACTTGGTTATTTTATATATTATATATGGTGGTTTATTGGAGAAAAAATAGACCCCGCTCTTAGCGATATGCATATAGCACTAATCAGAGTAATAGATAAAATGCGTAGATTAGACCAAGATTTAATTAGATTACAACAGAAAGTTGATGTTGTATTAGAATACAGAGCTAGACAACAAGTGCTAGACAATGCAGAACAAAAAACTGCATTAAAAACATTGAAACAAAAACAAACAGGAAAGTAGAATGAAAATTACAGGTACACATTTAGGTATCTTGGTTATAGTCGGATTTTTTATAATGTCGCTGACTAATAATAATCTTTATGCTGATGAACTAAAGTTTAAGTTCAAGTCTCCGTCATTTTCTGGTAACGGAACAGGAGCACATTATTTAACCATTGAGAACCAAGAGAAGTCACGAAAAGATAAGATTAAAGAAGACATAGAATCTGCGTTAGCACGAGCAGAGCGTGACAATGATAATTCGACAATTAATAAATTTATTAGAAATTTGGAGAGTAGAATTTATTCACAAATTTCTAAAGGATTAGTCGACAGTATGTTTTGTGATCCAGCAGTAGTTGTTGCATGTACAAATTCAGATTCGGGTAGTTTCGAAATTGAAGGAAATACTGTTACATACATTAAAACTACTAATGCTGACGGGCTATCTGTTATTAGAATGACTATTGTTGACCCCGACGGAACAATAACAACTATCGAGATTCCAATTGGAATCGGCAATATTGGCGGCGGTTAATGAAACTGTCTAATTACATACTGTTCTTTATCGGCGCAATGTACTTAACTGGGTGTGCTAGTATATCTATACCTGGCGACACAGCATGTAATACGGACTTTCTCGAATGTGTAGAAGAGCCAAAGCAAATAGAATTACCCACATATCGAAAATTACGATATTTACCACCAAGCGAAACAATGCCAGTGGTAGCTGTTTATCAGTTTACTGATCAAACAGGACAACGAAAAAGTCAAGATGGTGTCGCTAGTTTTAGCACAGCGGTCACACAGGATCCGAAGAGCATATTGATTGACGCCTTGAAGGCGGCCGGTGCTCACGAAAACCCAAAAGGAACATGGTTCCGGGTTGTCGAACGGGGTCTTGGCTTAGATAACTTAGTGAGGGAAAGGCAGATAGTTCGTAGTACACGCGAACAATATCAAACTGAAGAAAAACCTCAACAAGCAGTACAACCATTGTTATTTGCTGGTATGATACTCGAAGGAGGTGTTGTAGGCTATGACACTAACGTAGAGACCGGCGGTAATGGTGCAAGGTACTTAGGTATTGGCACTACAAACCAATACAGAAGAGATAGTGTTACTATATCACTTAGAGCAGTAAGTACGCTCACTGGTGAAGTAATACTGAATGTACAGACATACAAAACTATCCTTAGTACAGGAATGGCAGGAGACGTATTCAAATTTTTAGATATGGATACCCGATTGCTTGAATTAGAAAGTGGTATGACACAGAACGAAAGCGTAACCTATGCAGTACGGTCGGCAATTGAAGCCGCAGTATTGGCATTGATACAACAAGGTGATGAAAGAGGATATTGGAAAATTGTGTATCCAGAGAATTGGGAAGAAACAGTAAACCAGCAAGAACGAGCTTACTGGATAAAAGTCAATAATCAGGAAATTCTGGATGCAGATGTAGACGACAAGCCTACGTCATCACAAAACACTTTTTGGAAAAAAATATTACTAAAAAGTGAACCCATTAATGGAGAAGAAAAATGAAGACAAACGTAATAAAGAAATTTACACTACAAGTCTTCGCTATAGTAAGTGTAATAATAGGAAGTCAGGCTCTAAGTGCAACGGATAACGAAGTACTACTAGACCAGCAAGGTGACAACTTAGTATTAACAATATTACAAGCTGGTAACAGCAACAGAGTTTCTGGACAGGCCACAGGGTCAGGAGATTTAGTTGTAACTGGTAACAACTTGATAATTGATATCATACAAGACGGTAACACAAATAAGTTTTTTGGAGACTTAATATTTGACGGATCCGGTAGTTCAGTAATGGACTTTTATCAATTAGGTGATAGTAACGTCTGGGATTTACAGATTGGTGCTAACTCTAATAGTGCAGATAATACAGACATGCTAGTAGACATACAGGGCGACGGTAACATCTTTGATGTTAATATAGCTCATAATGCCGTAGCAGAAAGCACTAACTTTGATTTAGATATACTTGGCTCAAGGAACGATTTTACCACAAGTTTTTCAAACAATAAAGTTTGGGCAACCGCCTCTGGAACTAACAGTGTAGGTGGTATAATAAGTACTGGAACCGGAACTCAAACAATGAGTGGTATTACAATTGATACGAGTAACGTTGTATGGAATATGGAGATTATAGGAGACGACAACGCATTTGCTACTAAGCAAAGTGGTAACGGTGGTCATTCCTTGACAGTAGTCCTAGACGGCAGTGATGGAGATTTTCAATTTATACAGGACATGACAGCAACATGTAGTCCAACGTGTGAAGGGATAATTAACATAAATCTAGATAGCGAAAATGCATCAGTTAGTATTAAACAGACTGATTAACATAACAGCAGTATTGGTACTGTTGCTTACACCAAATCTAAGTGCCGCTGAGAGCATCGGCGGCATTATTGAACAAAGTGGAGCAACTGGAAGTATTGTGAGATTGTCAGGCGAAGAACTGGCGGCAAGTATTTCAGCTGATATTGTAAGTTATGATGAAGTGGAAACAACAAATGGAAGACTAAAAATTGAGTTTCTTGACAAAACTCAGGTTAGTCTGACAGAACACACTTACATGGAAATAGACGAATATGTTTTCGATCCGGATCCGAGTAAAAGTAAGATGGCATTAAATTTTGTACAAGGAACAGCCAGGTTTGCCACAGGCAGTTTAGGGCTTGTAGCAAAAGAGAACATAACAATCCAAACTCCTACAGCAAGTATAGGGATTAGGGGAACAGATTTTACTACCACAGTCGATGAACTGGGTAGAAGTTTAGTAATATTATTACCAGACGAAGATTGCACAGATAGAGTTGCATTAGAGGAAGGTTGTGCTCCAAGTGGCAGTATAACTGTAACTAATGAAGGCGGCACAGTAATATTAGATGAAGCCTACCAAGCAGTTATGGTAAGCACACTTGAAACAAGCCCAACTCAGCCTGTTGTACTACTAGATATAAATTTAAATATGATAGACAATATGTTTATTGTAGCAGAACCAAAACAGATTACAGAAGCAAAAGAAGAACAAGTACAAGAATTAAAAGGCGACAACGGATTATTAGACTTTGATGGCTTAGATGCAAATGCAATTGAGCAAGATGTTTTAGCAGATACGACAGAAGATTTAGACTACACAGAATTAGATATAGATTTATTAAATGTAGACTTCCTAGTAGACTTGTTAGACATAGTAGAAAAAGCTAATTCTGGATTAGACGATGAAGGCGGAGACTCAGGCAGTGGCACAAATAAATTAATAGGTGCTGTATACGGAGTTAATCCTGGAAATCAATTTAATATTATTCCAGATTTAGATGGCAAAGTATTTTTTCTTAGGCAAGTAAGCAATACAATTAGTATTAAATTACAAAAAGGATCCGTAGCACAGCTAGATATAAAAGACGGCGATATAGGAGACACTATTATATGTTTAAGTAGTTGTGAAAACATATTAATAAGTATTACACAAGAATAATATGAATATAGATGAAAAATTAAATAATATGAAACCAAAAGATACTCCTTTACTTGTAATAGGATATATTATACTGGGTATGTTTTTATTAATGCCTTTAACAGCAACAGCCACAGATAACGAAGTACAATTGGATCAAAACGGCGATGATGTTATTATTGGTATAGGTCAAGAAGGTTTAAATAATAGTGTTGATGTTGATTTAGGATTAACCCACAGTGATAATAATATTTTAAGAGCACACCAAGACGGTGATAACAACGATATATTTTTTAGCACAGACGGTGATAGCAACGAAATATCAATATTGCAAACTGGACGACTTAACGAAATTGGCTGGACCAATGCGTGGGGATCAGGCATAAACTGGGGCGGAGACTTAGACGGCGATAACAATACTTTAGCCTTTCAGCAACGTTGTTCCCGTGGTGCCGCATGTGGCAAATCAGATATAGGATTTCACATTAAAGGAGACTCCAACACAGTTCGATACGGACAAGGAGTTTATATGGCAAGCTCAACCAATACCGCATTTTTATACGATACCGACGAGGGCGGAAACCATACAACAACGTTAGACATTCACGGCGACAACAACACTCTTACTGGATACCAACGTAATGGATCCATAAATGCTTACAGTGGTCATACCGCAAATTTATACCTGTACGGAGATAATCAAACACTCCATGCCGTTCAAGAAACCGACGGAGCAAAGACACTAAATTATACCAGTAACGTGGATGGAACAGTTGGCAACATTAGACAAACTCATCACGGAGCCCACACAGCCACAGTAGTGCTAAACGGCACTTACCCAACTAATATAACTTTACTTCAAAATTCAACAACAGCACAGTCATACTCGATAACACAAAATTGTGTAACAGCAGGCGGCTGTACTATTTCGGTTACACAAGAATAATCGGTTGACATAGTACGATTTCTGTACTATAATATAACTTATGAAACACATGATCAAGTGGTTAAAAATATCTGCGGGTATAAATATATACCTTAGCTTCATACTAACATTAGTCTTAGTAGCACTTATGGTGGATATTGGGCTAGATAGTTACTGGCACGGCGCAGACTTCAAGAATAGTATCATAGAAGAACTGCATAACGCGGATGAACTAAAACGAAATGAGAACAACACAGGATAAACTTAATACTGCAATAGTTCAGTATAAGAGATCCATACAAGTGTTGTTGATACTTCCGCATGGTGTACTATTCACAATACTTTTTCCCACTTTTGTATTTAATGTTATAGCCTGTACACTTATAATTATAATTTTCTGGATGTGGTGCGACTTAATTTATTATATAGAAGAATCAAATAGAAATCAGATATTAGGCCTAATAGATACATGTACTAACGACCAAACCAAAGACATTTTGTGTTATGAATTATATTTGCATGACCAAAATAGCATCTTTGGAGACCCACTAATTAGATAAATAATATATGTAATAATAGCAGATGGCTTTATTACCTTATATATAAGGAGACGGATATGAACAATTTAGTATCTTTTTTCGGTTTAATTCTTTTATCAAGCATCGTAGGATGTGCCTCAGTTGGTGGCGCCTGGAATGCTGGTACAGAGATTGTCACAGGAACAGTTGACTCTGTTGTGGGCGGAGCCGCCACAATGGCAGTAGCGATTACTGATGATGTTCGAAACATTGCAGACGTAACTATTGACACAGCACAAGGTGTTGTTAGAACAGTTGCAGAAAATGTTGATAAACAGACTGATGAATTACAAAAAGACAAAGAGCCGGGAAAGTAGGTAACTTTTCTCTTTTCAGAAAAGAGAAGGAAAAGGAACTCACAGCACAGGAATTAGTTTTGCTTTTCAAACAGAACCAAGAAAAGTTAGAACAATACTGTACAGCTAACCCAACAGAATGTTAACACTAAAGCACTCGCAAGAGTGCTTTTTTGTTTTTTAAACGATAAATACTTGTACATAATAACACAGGGTTTACTTATAACACCACACAAACACACCTAAGCGAACCAACAAAAGCACAGTACCCTAAAGGAGAAAAAATGAAGATAAGAATCTTATCAGCATTAGCCTTGATTGGGTTAATGACGACAACGGGTACATTACAAGCCCAAGCCACTGGCACATGTACAGCAGGCACCCAGTATTGTGAAGCAAGTACAACGGATACTACAAGTACCACCACAACTACTGCAACTAATAATAATACGAATACTTCGACCAATACAAATAATTCGACGAACACGAATACCAACGCAAACACAAACACGAATACTTCGACTAATACAAATAATTCAACTAACACGAATACTTCGACAAATAATAACACCAACGCAAATACGAACACGAATACCAACGCGAACACAAACACGAATACCAACACGAATACCAACGCGAACACAAACACGAATACCAACACCAACAATAACACCAACAATAACACCAACGCAAACACAAACACGAATAATTCGACCAATACGAATAATTCGACCAACAGCAACACCAATAATAATACTTCGACGAATAATAATACCAATAATAACACCAACAATAATAATAATACGTCGACAAGTACAAATAATAACGTGTCAAGCGGTGGAACGAATAACACAAATGCTAACACGAATAACAACACCAATACCAACAATAGTACTTCGAACAATACTAACACCAATAATAACACCAGTGATAGCACGGTAAACAGTACAAGTAATAATACGAATACTAACAACAGTAATATTGATCAAAATGTTAACTCGAATAGTACTAGTAACAATACTAACACCAATAATAACAATAACAATTCGACCAGTGAAAATACCAATAACAATAATAACACGTCGACTAGTGACAGTAATGTAACAACTGACAACACGTCAGAAAGCAACAATACTAACACCAACAATAATACTAACAAAAACGAAAACATCAATAAGACTGACCAGACTATTAAACAAGAAATAACAACTAAGGCTCCACCTGCTAGTGCTATAGCACCAAGTATAGGTTCAAGTTACTCACAAGACTTATGTACAACTGGTATATCAGGTGCTTTCCAAGGACAGGTATTTGGACTAAGTGGCGGTAAGAGTGTAAGAGACATGAACTGTGAACGTATCAAGTTAAGTAAAACAATATACGATATGGGTATGAAAGTTGCGGCAGTTAGTTTAATGTGTCAAGACGAACGTGTATTTAAAGCAATGGAAATGGCTGGAACGCCTTGTCCTTATATGGGATCAATTGGCGATGCGGCTACTAAGCAATGGGCAGAGAATAGCGATGAACGAGCAGATGCTAAACGTGGATGGTTCGGCAAAAAGAAAAGTAACAGGTCATCAGCTGAAGTAGACTCGAGTGTACTTAACTCAGGCGAAGACTTTGAAAAGTTCATGAAAAAATGTCGTAAGAAATCAGGCAAAGGCAAGAAGAAAAGTAAAGGCCAATGTGAGGCAGAGTGGGAATCAAACACTTAATAACAGCCCTTGCTGTAGGCATACTAACTTTATTTCCTACAGTATCTGAAGCCAACGGTGGATATACCAGTGGTGGGAATGATTATCCTCTGGTAAATCTTGTCGACAATTATTACAATGGTAATTCTAACAACTCTATACTATGCCAAGGCGCCGCAGATGAAACAGGCTGTAATATCGCATTTGGTATTGGCTTTGACTTCGAATGGCACGGCGAAACATTTACCCATGGATTAATGAGTACTAATGGTTGTTTAAAACTGTTGAAGTCAAGTGCGTTTAGCAGTAGTGATTACTGTAGTTATGATGTAAAGCATCTAAGTGCTTCTTCCGGAACAAACGATACACTATTCCCTTTCTGGAGTGACTTAGACTTAGGCACGATATACGATACTCAAGCACCTCATAACAGCACAATGCTCTTTAATATTACAGGCAACTTTGCTACATTTGGTTGGTACTACATGCGTGAGTATGGTGTAACAGCAGATACAGATCAGTTTGATCCGCAGTATCCAAACGCACATAATACGTTTGAAGTAGTACTTTTAAATCAAAACTGTTCTGATTGCCCTGGTGATGAAACAGATGAAAATGATGACTATGCTTACATATACGGCAACTTAGAAATAAACCATTCCAATGTTTTAATTGGAGAAAAGAAAAACGAGGACAACTTTAACGAAGCATACTTTTTCAGTGATAACAGTTATTGTGCTGATTGTGTTAATCCAAATGATGGAACTTTAGGACGTTACTTGTTTATATGGGACGACTATGATAACGGAACATTAGAAGGTGGAGCCATATACAAAGATGGCAACGGAATACAACCAACAGAATGCGAAAGCGACCCTCTTTATAGTACAGCATGTAGTTTATATAGTGTAACTTTTTTAGCACAACAATGCGGGTTCGATAGTTCATATAGTCCAGACTGTGTAGGATACTTTGTTGACTTAGAAGATATGTACGATGATCAAGAGGCATGTTATAACGATCCAAACTTACCACAATGTGCTGGATTAGGTATTTTTGATACTACCTCTCAATTTGATTATGCTACAGGAAACACAGGCCCTTATTATAATCCAAACGATTTTGGCAACATGGACGGTTACGATCCTAACACAGGATTAGTAACACAAAGCGATGGTTCACAAATTAGTATCCAAGGTGATTACTATTCAGACGGATACGATCCTAACGCGGATTACGACAGCATGAATTCAAATACTGGCGATGACTTTTATATGGACTCAACCGGTGTGTATACTCCTAATCAATATGACCCAATGGAAGATGATGATATACAGTACGAATATTTAAATGAAGAACAAAAAATGTTAGTTGATCAAGGTTTAAGTCCGCAAGAAGCAACATTAATCACAATGGGTACGCAAGATATAATAGCACTAGGCCATGATCCGGACATACAGTTTAGCGGCAACAATCCAGGTGATTTCGTAATAGATAAACTGGGCGGATTAGAAAATTATGATTTAGAACTACATGATGACGCCATGCAGGCACAGGCAAACGCAAATGGATTTGAAGATAATTATATTGACAGTGATATCTGGGCAACAGAAGAATACATACTACAAGAAGAACAATGGGAAGCAGAGTTTGAAGCAGAGTTTGGTGTAGAAGCATACAGTTGGACATCAAAAGAATGGTATGATTATGATGTAAAAACTGCTGGGCAAGACCAAGTGGATGAGTGGTACGGCAAAGATGTGGTATTTGACGAGCGTGGAGAAATGCAATGGGAATCATTTGATATGATGCTGGATGAAGATTATGCTTATGAAGTATATGAAGTTTATTCAGACGAAGAAGACCTAATGTATGAAAATATGTTAGCAGATGATATCCAACGAGAAAAATGCCCTACTTGTGAACTTGAAGAATTTTTTGACTTATCAGAAGATGAGTTAATAGCATTTGAGAACGAAAGAATGTATGAGGAAGAAGCATACTTTGACCTTGATCCAAAAGAGGCATTCGAAGCCTTTATTAAAGAAGAAGGATTAGAGGACATACTAAGTGTAGACGAATTAGACGAATTTAGAAATGAAGTGTATGCTGACATGGAACAACATGAAGAACAGCATACAGAACAGTATCAAGAAGGCCCGGGTGATTATCAGGTAGCAAACTCTTCCACACCAAAAGCACAAGAACAACGAAAAGAACAGCAACAAGAACAACAAAAAACAGACACGCAGTTTCTTAGTAATGCTGGTTCAGGTGTAATGAGTGTTAGTGTAGCAGAATTTAATTTAGACTTTAACAGTGGCGATGGCGGCAGTACACAGGAAGTAGTCGAAGAACTTATTGCTGATATTATAGATGATGGCTCGGGTAGTGTTGACGATGGCTCAGGTAGTGTTGACGATGGCTCCGGCAGTAGTGGCAACGACGGCAGTAGTAGTTATGCCCAAAGCAATGACGGTTCAGGCCAATCGCAAAATTCAGATGGTAGCCAAGACAGCGGACAAGGAATGTTAGCACAAGAAGATACAAGTGGTGATAGTTTCTTCCAAGAACAAATAGAGCAAAGCATGGGACAAGAAAGTTTTAGTGCTACAACAAGTGTAACAGAATCATTTGACACTGGTGCATTTTCAGTTGCTGAAAGTTCAGCAGATGCACAAACAGTACAACAAGAAGAGACACTACAGTTTGTAGAAAATTTCGACGATGGGACTAGTGGCATAAGTGGAGCAGACATACAGTTTGAAGATGAACTAACCACAGCATTAAGTAGTGGCACAGGATTAACAGAATTCCTAAGCCAGGCACCAGCAGATTACAGCAGGTTTGAAGTTGAAGCGCCTACGTTCCAAGAGCAAAGACAATCAGACGCAGTAGAAAGTTTAGCAGATACAATGGGAGCAACAGTTGCCGCGGCAAACCTACAAGCAGAATTAGACACAATACAAGCAGGCAATGAGGGCTCCAGTGAATATGGTGACCAAACTATTGCAGTTGCTTATATTGGTTATACAGCAGGCTTTAGTGAGTACACTAGCCAAATACAATTAGCAGACCAACAAGCATGGTATGGTAGTTCGCAAGTGTACAAAGGACAAAAGAATGTTGATAACGTACAGAGTTTTTATATGATGGCTGGAAATACTCAAGAAAAACTAAAAGCAATGATAATCAGCCAATACAAATTAAAAGAAAAACAGGAGAAATAAAATGGCAGAAGTAGAATATGCAGGTGTAAAAATGAGTGGTTCAAAACTCATGATTATACTTCCTTTACTTGGTACTTTAATTGGTGGGCTATGGGGAGGCTTTGAACTCTACAGTAGACTACTTGATGCTGAAGAAAAATTAGCAAACTTACAACCAGAAGCAATTCAGCAAGAGTTAGCAAATATTCGTGAACTTACTGATATTATCAAAACAGATTTAAGGGATGATATTACTATTGCAATGGATTTAGCAAGAGCAACAGATAAAACATCAGCTGAAACACAACGAGAAATTAGAAACGATGTGTATGCTATGGAACGTGACATGAATACACGTTTTAAAGACATGGATACAGAAACTAGAGAGCTAAGAAAAGAACTGGAAGAAAAGATAATGACTATACTTGAAAATCCACTCAACGACACTGAATAACAGCTAAATACTGTTATGAAATTTTTATATAGTGGTTATGCAGTACTGATATCTATTGTGTTGCTACTTGCATTGCGAGTAGCAGATCCAACGGCACTACAAAGTGTTAGAGGTCAAACATTTGATGCATATCAACAGTTAGATACAATTAAGCAAAGCCAGGATGTTGTACTATTAAACATCGGCGAAAAAAGTTTAGCAGTTAATGGTCAATACCCTTGGCCCAGACAATACTATGCACAAATGGTGATAGATGTTGCAGGCGCCGGAGGCGGTGTGCTAGGCTGGACGATTATGTTTCCTGAAGCAGACAGGTTTTCTGGAGACGAAATATTTGCTAATTATTTGATGGAAAATAAGGTTAATGTGCAAGGAGCAAGACGTAATCCTATTAACTTTAATGTATTAAGTCAAGCAACTAGTACAAGAGGCATTAAAACATCAGGCCCACATATAGGAACAGGCACAATTGGCCCTGTGCCAGCAAAAGATTATTTACTAAAGTGGCCCAACTTAGTTACAAACATTCCGCTACTAGAAGCAGTAGCAAACGGCAAAGGCGTAACAGCGTCAGCACCACAGCCAGATAACCAAACACGAACATACCCATTAGCAATTACAGTTGGCGATAGACTGTATCCTAGTTTTGCTATTGAAATGCTAAGGGTAAGTAAAGGTCAAAAAAGTTATATGGTTAAGACTAGCGAATTGGGAATACAAGAAGTTGCTGTTAAAGGATACGACCCAATAGTAACGCAGTCAGACGGTACAGCATACATTCGCTTTAACAACACATTCGAGGAAATTGAATACTTGGGAGCCGAAACTTTGGACCATCTTGCAGGCAAAATGGTTATAGTAGGTGTTACAGCAGAAGGTATTGCAAATCCTGTGCCTACGCCAAGAGGTAATTTGTATCCACAGCAAATACATGCTCATATGCTACAGAACTTTATAGATAGCAGTAACATTACCAGGAATGAGTTAAGTGCTGTGTACGAGCTTCTGTGTGCGTTACTGGGCATGATATTAATAGGTTTAGCGATATATAAATCGCATATATGGGTAGGATTAGTAACTACAGTTACTATTATAGGAGGAATTGTATACTACAGTATACATTCTTACACAGCAAACTTGGTATTATTTGATGCAACGTTTCCAGCAATAGCAAGTTTCTTAATATTTACCCAGGCAAGTTTTAACAACTTCTGGATACAGTTTAAACTAAGAGCAGAGATACAAAAACAATTTGCCGGTTATGCCTCTCCTACTGTAGTGCGTATGTTACAAGAAAATCCAGAACTAATTAAGCAAGGTATGAAGAAAGAAGTAAGTATTTGCTTCTCAGATTTACGTGGATTTACACCTCTAGGTGAGAGCTTTGGGGACGATGTACAAGGTTTAACAAAGATAATGAATGGGTATATGGATGCTATTACACAACCTATACTTGATGCAGACGGCATGGTGATTAAATATATCGGCGATGCAAGTATGCACATACACAATGCTCCTATGGACGATCCAGACCATCCTAAGAGTGCGGTGCAAACAGGACTATTAATGCTTAGGGCAGTAGAGAAATTCAATGATAAAATTGTTAAAGAAGGTAGACCACCCGTTGGTATGGGTGCTGGTATTAATACTGGGCTCGGTTATATTGGGGAAATGGGCTCCACTGCAAGACACTCATATGACATACTCGGAGATGCAGTTAGTACCGCGGCAAGAATAGAAAGCAAATGTAAAGAGTACGGATGTTTACTCCTTGTGGGCGGTGATACACATAAACATACTGCAAATGATTTCTTTTATTTAAAAGTAGATGACTTGGCAGTAAAAGGAAAAACAATTGGTATAGAAATATATACCGTACTTGATATTAAGAAAACTAAGTATGCTAAAGCAAAACAAATGCACGAAGACATGCACACACATTATCGCAATCAAGAATTTAAGAAAGCAATTAATCTATGTGAAAAGTTAGCAGATGCATTTGAAGGCAAGATGTCAAACTATTATACTATGTGGATTGAACGTTGTAAATTCCAAATGACTCAAACACTTCCTAAAGATTGGGACGGAGTATTTATTGCTACATCGAAGTAGTTAGTCATCCGGAGTCCATTGCTTGACAGCAGTAAATAGATTTGCATAGTCGAGCAAATCAGATCTCAGTGTTTTTAAATGTGTTAACTCAAGTGGAGCTTGTAGACCCGAAGCTTGGTATAGCGGAAGATAGAAGTTTATAATTTTATCAACACGTTGTCGGTCAGTTAAAATTGCTTTCATTACTCGTTGATGCCATTCGTTGCTAGACACAATATCAAATAGCCAACCATGATGTGGACTATGGCTGTTAAATTTCTTAACCATTTCTTTTGTTTCGTAGTACACTGCTCGAACAGGATTTATATTTACTCTGTATTTTTCCATCACGGCAGGGTACACCCACCAGTGTTCTCTACAACGTTGGTTTTTTAAGAATCCTCTATACTCGTTCACCATGCTCTTTTCTAAACCATCTGCACTTTCCCTAATTTGCACATCGTAAACGTCCATTAAATTGTCTGCTATTTTTTTATGTTTAGCAGAAAAGTCTTCGTAGTTCTCCTTAAGGTCAAGAATCGAGAACGTACCGTCTAAAAATGTGTTGGGGATTGTATTGTGTAGTTTGAATTTATTGAGCTCAGTAGTCAAACGTATAGAGTCAAAATTTATAATATCCTTTGACATGCTATTACTTATCACATATTGATGGTTAGGGAGTACCTAGCACAAATTCTACAAAAAGGATCTCACCCCAATCCTTCATCGCCGCACCTTTCCGATCTCTTGCATAATGATCCGGCCCGGACATCGCGAAGTGTTTATTTTTTACTGCAAACCCACATTCCTGTGCAACCTGAGCGATACTGTTAATGGAAGCAGAATTTTCTGTAAGCAAAATTACGCAATCTGGCGCCATCTTATTTTTTATATTTGTAAAAAACTCTCTATGTGCATTCCAGTTTTTATCTATGGCCAATCTTATCCAATCTTCTTTTGAGTTAAACTGGACGTCTCCGGTTGGTAAATAATGGTATTGCCTGAATTGTGGAGGATTCCCAATTATTAAGTCGTAGTTGTCTTTTAAAATGGCTACGTTATCATTATGCACAGCAGTAGCATTATCGATATTATTGTCTTTAATGGTTTTGTGCATGAGATCGCATGCCGGCTCAAATTTTTCTAATAATGTTATATGATTGCATACATCACATGCTAACATTCCAAGCCCTAAAAAGCCTACACCTGAACACCAATCTAATGCATGATTAAAAGTTTTGTTTGGATGATATTTTTTAAAATAATCGAAGTAGGCCTGGATATATTGCGTCCCGCCACCATTAGTTTCTTTCGACCAGTAAATATGTGTGTCGTTGACTTTGTATGTCCAATTTATATCTAAAAACTGTTTCATATTGTATTGATGCCAAGAATAGTGTGCAGTTTATCTGTGCCCTTATTTCTGCCTAAAGTAGATCTTGCACCATCGTGTAATGGCTTAGGCCACCTACCAATGTCGACCCATGCATAACCAGAACTCTCGTCATTTAACGTAGGAATGAACTCACTTGGTACAACAGCAACGAAACTGTAATACATAAAGTTTTTGTTTCTACTTTGATAAACATCTATAGGATTTAATTTTTGTAGTTCTGGAACGAACCCAATCTCTTCTTCTAACTCTCGTTGTATACATTCAAACGGAGTCTCACCACTATCAATCATACCACCCCAAAAACCCCAAGTATTTTTATGACGCTTGTCACTGTTCCTTAGTTGAAACAGGCATCGCCCAGTGTCTTTAGCAAGAAACAAAACTCCTGCCCCGGCAATCCCTTCGAATGTTTTTACAGGTTCAGTTTCCAATATCCTGGGTTGTACTGGCCTTCGTGTGTGCTTGTCCATGCGGCGTTCTCGTATTTGTATTGTTTGTTTGTGTATAAGTTTTTAATGTATTGTACGGTAGTTTGAGTACTAGCATCAAGCGATACAATCCATTTAGCACCATCATATTCTATTATATCGTGAACATCTGCGTTAAAGATGCCCCAGTTGTCTCCAACAATTTCGTTAGTAAGTAAGTATCGTTGTCCAGTTGCAACTGCACTTAATGTGCCGTCTCCTGGATAATTTTCTAGAGGATTTACAATTCTTGTTATATCAGTTTGTGTTGTACTAGGTAATGTATCATTGTCTAATGTGAACACTAACTTAGCAGTATCAGTTACCGACCTAACAATAGTTCCTGTAATTAACGAGGCATATTCAATGTCGTTATTGATATTTAATTGTAGTGTACTTCCAGCTGTTAACGGAATGTCTGCAATGTTTACAGCATTTGAGCCAGCAGATCCACTGCTAGTTTGAGGTGCTAACACTTCTAATAAGTCATTCCAATTTGCTTTAACTGTAGTTCCATCATCGTAAACACTTTGTGCCGGTGTACCAGTCGGAGCACTCTTAAATAGTGTTGCTTCAGCACCATCTATACTTACCCAATAGTTATTTGGTGTGATAGTTTGAATTTCCATGTTACCGTCTATAGTTCTAAAGAAGTCGTAAATATCTGAATCGTACCCTAAATCACCAGTGCTGTCTGTCTTGTATACATTAGCAGTAATAGAGTTAATAATTTTTTGACGTTTAACTGCCGCCGGCGGACTTAGCCATATAGGCATAACAAATGTCAGTGTAGCAACATCAAGGGTTTCATCGACACCAGCTGGAATACTTCTATTGCTCCATTGTATGTCAGTTAATTCGACTTCGAATATATTAGCCCAATCTAACGGATTTGAGTTTTGTTGTAACTGTAAACTTGGATTGAATAATATTAAAATTTGTTCTAACAACTGTAGTTTCTGGTCAGTATTACTACTCCATACATCTACTTGCATTGTTAAGTTATAAGGTACAGGCATTATTCTATCTGTACTGTATAAGTTTCCTTTACCAGTGCCGTATGTTGAAGTATTGGAATTGTATGCCCTTTCAGCCACTTGCACTTTAGAAACTAGTGTTGGATCTTGTGTTCTGTCTCTAGCAATTAATAAACTTTGTATACTACATGCAATAAATGGAGTGCTGTTAATCATGTTCTCACCGCCTTTAGTAAGGATGTGAGCAACCATTCGACTCATGTCTGAATATCTAACAGGAGCCTTGTTGTAATATGTAACACCGCCACGTTTACCTTCTGAAACTTTAAATTCACCAAAGATCCGCATGAACTGTAGTAAGTATCTTCTTACCTGTGCGTCATAAAAATAATCCATATTTGCCATACTAGTCTGCCTTCGGTTTCACTATTTTACTGAGATTAGTTTTAACTGCATCAGTTGTACCATCAGTATTAATTCTTTGGTCATCGTTGTTAACAAACGAAGTAAGTATCTTATTAGCCGCTGACCATGCCGCTGTCTTATCATCACTAACCTTACGCCAAACACTCAAGTTCTTTAAGAATAATCTGTGTGGAGCAAAGTCTGTTCTTAGGAAGTAATCGCCTTCGTTTGCATCTACCGGGAATGTTGTGCCACTACCAACTATAGTTGCTCCGTTCGGAGGAGTACCATCGACATTAGGAAGATAAACTCCAGGCGTGTCACCTTCTACATACAAATGACCACCAGCTACATAGTCTGCATCATACGGTGTTTCTGACGCCGCCAATGCTTGAACTTTATCTGATATAGCAATCTCTGTGCTGTAAGTACTTAATATATTTCTTAAATCATCAGCACTTTCACCAGTGCCAAGTATGTCTCTGTACTCTGGACTATCTGTTATGTTAGTTAGTTTAACTCTCCACAAGTGGGGCCACCATCTTGCATCGTAGCCTTCTGCTGGTCTGCCTGCATCACTAACAACAAAATATCTGTTAACGGCTTCACCGCCACCAAGTAACAAGTCATCTCGTAAATGAGGTAGCTCAACGACATCACCTGCCATTAAACGTCTACCTAATAAACTAGCACATGTATTCATATGGAAAGTCATAAACAATGAGTCATTGTTAACAAACATACCAAATTGTGTTAAGTCAAAGTCTGGATCTCCGGGAGTATAACTGCCACGTAATTCGTAAATATCAGTATCATACTTCCTGTCTCGGTTTTCTAAAAACAGTACATCTTGTATATACAAGTCACCTGTTCCAGTACTTGCAGTGGTGTCATCAGTGTATGTTCCTATGTATTTGTGTACATAGACTCCTGTTCCACCCGCATTGATATTCTCGGCAATGATTCTATCTTGAAAATCATAGTCGTTTGTTTTGTTCTTGTTCCATAAACTTAATCTAGGCATAGCAGTATTTATCACTTTCTAAAGTTCTTGACACAAGACGTGATAACTACTATAATGTGTACATACGGAGAGTTGGCTGAGTGGTCGAAAGCGCCTCCCTGCTAAGGAGGTATATGGGTAACTGTATCGAGGGTTCGAATCCCTCACTCTCCGCCACAATTACTGACAAAAAAAGGTTGACTTACCCGTAAAATACTGTATAATAGTACACATATTAACGCAAAGAGGCAGTAGTAACATGGCATATTACACTCATACAGCAGATCCAATAGGCGTTTTCACTGAAAAAGAACACGGAAATTACTTTGAATTTAGTAATAATCCAGATAATTTTGCATTTTGCGAAGACCACCCACATGTTATATGGGTAGGATCTCATGGCGTTGCCGGAGACAGCGGACGCCGTTATGCAACTGTTAAGAAAACAGTTGCGTATGTGGTAGTTGATGAAGACGAGTTTGGACTTCCTGTTGTTGAAAAGTGGAATATCAAACAGCGTAAAGATTACTTCGTATAACAGACAAGCACATTAACCTTGTGCTAGTAGTAAGTTGTTCCTTCTATGATAGAACTTAGGGTAGTTCCTGAGAATTGGAACACGATGACAGTAGTCCGTACACTTGGGTACGATAGTTTGAAACGGTGGAGAACTGAAGATCTCGGTTCTGAGAAGCTGTTAAGACACCAATACTATTTAAAGAGTTAGTGTTCTAATGGTAAGATGCAGGTCTCCAACACCTTGCGATTGGGGTTCGAATCCTTACTAGCTCGCCAAATAACCAGAAGGAATCAGACAGTGGCAGATACTAATTATAGTATGATATGCAATGCACTACGAACACCAGACGGCACAATACTACAGAGCCGGCATAGACATGATTTTAAAACTTATAAAGATGCTAATGGCAAAGAGTATATGATTGATGGTGGACTAGACTATGTTCGTGCTAGTGCTAATGGTGACGAAGAAATGATCGTAGTCACACTTGCAGAACCGCATGAACAAGTTAGAGAAGCATGTGATTGGGGAACATACGGTATTAACGGAGACCAACCACTGTCATATATTACATTGAGTAATATGACTACTGATCACATTGAAGCAGTCCTAAAAAATGTGTCGTCAATCAATCCAGCAATTAAAATTGCAATGCAAAACGAGTTGGAGCATCGCAAATGAGTAAACTAGTATGACAATGCCTAATGAAAGAAGGAATGCTGTTAACTTTACTCGGCAGTTCCTAGTAGACTTAATGAATCCTAAGAAGACACCCAGGGTTCCGAGTGCTATAAGGAAAGAAGCATATCGTTGCCTAAAGCATTACCCAGGTGAATACTACATGGAAGAAGCCGCTGAACAGGCACCAAGTATATTCGGTGAGTGGGACTCAACTAAACCAGTTGATTCTAGTCCATATGAACATAACCGAGGAAGATAACAATGAGAGTAAATATTGGCCCGTATCCAGCACATCGTTGGTACCATAATTTTTTATACCGTTTAGGAATTAAAAACGAACCTAAAATATCTGTGCATATAGATGACTTTGATACTTGGAGTATGGATCATACGTTAGTGTATATCATTGAGCCAATGCTCAAGCAACTCAAACTTACCAAGCATGGTGCTCCTTATGTGTACCCTGAAGATGTCCCGGCAGAGTTGCGTCCTACTAAGAAAGAACTAACGGCATACACTAAAAATGGTGAGACTGATAGCAAGTTCTTTGAGAGGTGGGACTGGGTGATGGACGAAATGATCTTTGCCTTTGAGAGCAAACATACAGATTGGGAAGAACAGTTTCAATCAGGCGAACATGACATCCATTGGATCAAACTAACTGAAGGTGAGCATAAAGGCATGAGCGAAATGGTCAAAGGTCCTAACGACACGTATGAAGTTGATTGGGAAGGGCGTAAGGCATACCAAGAGCGTATCACAAACGGATTTACAATGTTTGGCAAGTACTACGAAAATTTATGGGACTAATCAGTATGTAAAGGTAAATAACAGTGCTGTAATACAAAACATATATTGATAATAATATATTACACATACACAAGTATTGCACGGAGAAAAAATGACAAAAGCAAAAGCAGTCGAGTCAATTAATAAATTTGGCCCGCAAAAAGATTCAAAAGGACACTACTGGTTCGAATATGTTGGTAAAAACGTACAAGCGAATGCAGAACAAATTAGTAAAAACATTAGAAAAAATGCAGAGCAAATCAGTGCTAATATCCAAGCAAACGCTCAAAGCGTTGGCGACAACATGAAAGCATACTTAAATAGAAAACTTAAATAAGAATCTATATAAGTAATTAAATATTTACAAAGAGCTCATTGTATGGGCTCTTTTAATTTCTGGGGATGTAGCTCAGTTGGGAGAGCGGTTCCCTTGCACGGAACAGGTCGTAGGTTCGATCCCTATCATCTCCACCAGGATTGTATTAATGAAAAACAAGTTTACTGACAACCAAAAAATTATCCATTTAGATGCATGGGCAGACGCCCCACTTACTATGCCTAGCATATTTGATATTTGTTTAAAGAACACAGACACACATATTATAGTTGACTGCTGTAAAGAAAGTGAACTAATTTCTGGATTTCACCATGCCCGGAACTCGACACTAGGGGTTAATGAAGACGCATTAATGCAAAAGAAAACAAAGTTGTGGAACGCAGAACACAACAATCGATTAAGTCTAATACATGGCAACTATAAACTTATACCAGAAGATCCCATTAATGTTTATGACATATTGTGCTTTACCGGTGACACCGGTGAACGAATAGATAATTCTGCTTTTAATTTTACATCCGGAATATCTTCTGCAATAACTACTGGCTTTTTTGATGATGTTGAAGTATGGCCCACATACTTTATAGTATGGCACGGTGCAAAGATTGCCATAACAGCATTACAGAACACTGTAAAATGGAAAGACACAAGAAGCATTGATACAATGTTTATGATTAAAAACAGAGTACCTAAGCCCCATAGAATGCTATTGCTTGATGAGTTATCAAAACGAGATGTCTTAGAAGATAATATGTACAGCCAGTACGAACAATTCCCCGGAGAAATTGCTTCTACAATGAAAGAAATAGGTGCAACACACTATCATGGAAAGACTCGCTCAATTGACGCTACACCATTACAAGATCACGAAGATTGGTATGCTACTCCGCCGGCGGCGCAAGATAACGCATTAATTGAAGTTGTTTCTGAAACCCATATTGACCGACCATTCTATACTGAAAAAACAGTTTGGCCTTTAGTATACATGAAACCGTTTATGATACTAGGTTCTCATTTAACGAACCATAATTTAACAAAGTATGGATTTAAATTATATGACGAGTTTATTGATTACAGTTTTGATAAAATAGAAAGTCCTAAAGAACGTATAATAGCAATGGCAGACGAATTAGCGAGACTGAGCAATCTTAAATTAAGTAACAAAGAGTACCATGAACTAAATGAAAAACTAAGACCTAAGATAGAGCATAACTTAGCAGTATACTTAGAAATGGTATTCGACGACCCGTACTTACCTAAAATAATTAGAGATCTAGGAAATAACGAAAAATTAATATCACAACAGGCGGATGACCGCAGGGCTTTAATCCATCATATGAACGGCACATGGAAAACATACACAGATAGAAGAGGCGGCAACGGAGTGCTAATGGATATAGTTAGATGTAATCCGTACTTGCAGAAATTAATGGGTCGAGTACTATAAATATACATAATGAGGACGACTAAACATTGAACATAGAAACAGTAACATGGGTTCATCACTGGACAGACAAGACTTTTAGTTTTAAGACCACAAGAAGTCAAACTTTTCGTTTTATAAACGGCGAGTTTGCTATGATTGGATTAAAAGGAGAAGAGGAAGGATCACGACCTTTAATTAGAGCATACAGTATTGCAAGTGCAAACTATGAAGACGAGTTAGAGTTCCTTAGTATTAAGGTGCCAGACGGACCTCTTACAAGCCGTCTACAGCATTTAAAAGTTGGAGACGAAATAGTAGTAATGCCTAAGACAACCGGCACACTAACGATTGATAACATAACTAAAGCAAAGAATTTAATTTTACTTTCAACTGGAACAGGAATTGCACCGTTCCTAAGTATAATTAGAGACCCTGATACATATGATAAGTTTGAAAATGTTACATTGGTACATACCACACGAACACATTCAGAGCATACTTATACTGACTTAATGAAAGAATTAGCAGAAACATTTCCACTTAAATACTACGACACTTGTACGCAAGAAGAATATGTACGTTCAGGACGCTTTTGGGAACATGTAGATAATTTTACAGACGGTGGATTTAATAAAGACACTGACAGAGTTATGGTATGCGGCGGTCCAGAAATGAATTACGAATGTAGGGACTTTCTCGAAGAGCATAATTTTCAAGAAGGAAATTTAGGCGAGCCAGGCGACTTTGTTCTAGAACGTGCATTCGTAGACTGATAAATATACATATGACACTTTCCTACCAATCAGCACAGTTTATAAATAGTAGTATGCCAAAAGCACAAGAACATGTACCGGATCTAACTTATAAAGATTTTACATTAGAGTTGTATAAGCAATTCCATAAACAGTCTAGTTTAGTGAATCCTTTTAAAAACATTGAAGTAACACATACACCTGTACAGGTTTTATTATTCACAGACTCACCCGGCTGGGGAAATCAACATCCATTATCCGCGATGGGCGAAACTACAGTAGACCATCACGGTATAAAACGTGATAGTTTAACTCAAGCAACAGGTGTAAATGATGTAGACAAATGGAAAGACGGTAGGTATGACCGAACAAATTTTAATACAAGTAGAGCAATGGGTGTGTATAAACTAGCACACGAATGCAGAGAGCATGGCTTTACAGTTCAAGTTATAGATAACATGTTTCATTTAGACATTGAAACAACAAAACGAATTATAGACAAGTTTGTAGGTAAAGAAACATTAATGCTTGGAGTTAGTAGCACCTTTAGAAGTTTTCAATTACTATCACAACGACCATCCATATCAAACTTTGATCCGTTTGAAGGATTTGACCAAGAAGAAAAAAACGAATGGATAGCTGATTTAACAGTTACTCGCAAACATTTCTTTTCAACCGGTAAAAAGGGCGATGAGGTGTTAGGCAAGTACATACATGATATAAATCCTAATGTAAAATACATAATCGGCGGAGCAAATGTTACTGCACAATATTCGCATCCGGATCCTGACGAAAAAGGGTTAATGGACTATGTGAATTTAGGATTTGGCGATGTAACGTTCCCACAAATATTACAACATCTTAAAGATGGCGGCAAAGCAGACCATCTTCCCACAAATAAACATAAGGTAATGGTAACGTCTGACGGCGAAAGTAAGTTAGACATAAAACATTCAACTCAAGTGTGGCAACCAGAAGATTTAGTCCAACGTGGCGAAATATTACCCTTGGAAGTTGCTCGAGGTTGTATATTTAGGTGTAGTTTTTGTTCCTTTCCATTGAACGGAAAAGGAAAAGGTGAAGCAGTAAGAGATTTTAGTTATATTAGAGAAGAACTAATAGAGAATTACGAAAAGTATGGCATAGAAGATTATTGGTTAACAGATGACACGTTTAATGATGACCATCAAAAAATGATTGACTGGCATGCAATGACGCAGACACTTCCATTTAAATTAAAGTGGAGTTCGTACATTAGATTGGATTTAGTATACATAAACCGTAAACAGAATCCGCCACAAGCACAATTAATTGCAGAAAGTGGTTGCAGACTAACAAACTTAGGCATTGAAACAACTGACCCTGAATGTGCTAAAGATATTGGCAAAGGACTCCATCCTGATATACAATTTTCATATTTAAGAGAATTAGCAGACGGGTATTGGAAAGGCATGACATTTATGAGCGGTATGATAGCCGGTCTACCGAGTGATACTAGAAAAACTCTTAACAAGATGAGTAAGTTTTTGCTTTCAAAGGAGAATCCTTTGCATACTATTAACATGAATCCGTTATATATTAGAAAAACTGATGACGATGCTCATTATTTTACTGAACTTAGTATAAGTGAATTTAGTGCTAACTGGAAAGAGCATGGATATGAATTTACCGAGTTTGATAAAAACGGTGAAGAAATACCAGTGGATGCTAGAGGCACACTAATGAAAAGTAACGTGTCCTGGAAAAACAGAAATGGTTTAACATTTTACGATATAGTAAAGTATGCTTTGAAGTTTAACACTAGGCTAGCAGAATCTAACAAGCATGTAGCAAGTCCATTATTTCTTGCACACGGATTACCGTATCACGATGAAAGATTAGCCGCCCCAGGCGAGCTATACGATGAAAGAAACAACTTTTATTTCAATTATAAAGAGTATTGCAAAGTAAACGACTACTTTTACAAATTATTTACGGAAAATCACACTCACTACTCTAGGAAATAGTTAAATACTGGTATGGAACTACCACATAGACACCCAATAGCATTAATAGACTCGCATGATGTACTAGATGACGAGAATATTGTTGCAACATATACTATCCAAGCAGACCATCCGGTTCTAGAAGGACACTTCCCCCACATTAAAATATGGCCCGGGGTATATCTCATTGAAGGCATGAACCAATGTGCCGGATTACATGCATTACATTTAGCAAAAGACAAAATTAGCGAAGTTGGACATAGTGGATATGTTACTTTTGTTACCAGTGTAGATAGAGCAAAATTTAGAACTCCAGTATTCCCCGGAGACCAATTAACACTTACTGCCAAACTTATTAAACGTAGAAGAGATCATATTTTCTACTCTTGTGAGGTCTGGAAAAACGATAAAGTGTGTGCAAGTGCCACGATTGGGCTCACAGCCAAGCAACTTTAGTAAATGACGTCAAAATAACCTATTGACATTCCTTTTTTGTGGTGCTATACTAACTACCAATTAAGAAGGAGATAAAAATGTCAACAGAAATGATGATTATAATTGGGTTGTTTATTGTAGCAAATTCATATTTTAGTTATAAAGCAGGATTTAAAGAAGGTCAATTCATAGGAATTGCCGGACTTGCAATTACACTAAAAACTCACAATATTCTAAAAGACAAATCTACTATACATAACTATGAACTGTTACCGACAGCTATTAAGCAAGTGTTGGAAAATCCAGAAGCAGTATTAACAGAGAGTAAATAATTTTGGCAAAGAGAAAAGCAAAAAACGTATACTTTACACCTGAACCCGATTGGAAGAAATATGCTGGCACAGTCAGTCCCGAAGAACAATTAAAATGTTTTAGAGACTGCGAGTATTTTGCTAGGACTGAAATCGCAGACAAGAAAAAAGTAGAGCTAACTCGACTTTGGATTAAAGAACAATCCGATTGGGCCGAGGCAGATATTAAAGCAATCCTTAAAAACCCAGATTGGGTATTTGGAGCTTCTGCAACTAACTTTTATATTGCCCATAAGATAGGGTTTATGCCAGAAGCCGTGTTAGTGCATATTAATACGAGACGAGTTGATTGGATAGAAGCCGGCAACAAGATTATTGAAGAGAAAAAAGAAGCAACTGCTGAAGCAAAGCTAAAGCCTGTTATTTCTATACAACAACGAATGAGAGAGCAAGTAGAAAACTTGCAAGGTGATTGGGAAGGTAAATTAGATGACTTTATAGCCGGTACCCAAACACTACCAGACTTTGACCCTTATCAAGATATGCTAGTGTATGCTGGAGGAGTAGTTAAGCCAGCTCATGCAAAAATTATTAGAGATAGTGTTGAGCCCCAAATAGCTGAAGCACATGAAATCATTGCTTGGGATTGTGAACAAATTAAAGAAGGCTATTCATTTATGACACCTAAGTTTCGTAAAGAATACCTCAAATGGTTTCAAAAGATTCAAACAGCATGTGATACATTAATCGAAACAGGCAAAACAACTCGCAAGCCTAGAAAGAAACGTTCAGTAAGCAAAGAAAAAATGGTTACTAAACTAAAGTTTCAGGTAAACGAAAGCACATTAGGAATTGCAAGTATATCTGCAGAAGAAGTAGTGTATGCTAATGAAGTTTGGGTATATAATACTAAGTCTAGAAAGATAGGAGTATACAAAGCAAGTCATCCGGATCCTAAAAATATGAAAAGAGAAGGCGCTGGCTTAAAAGTTAAAGGTACTACGATCATTGACTTTGATGTAAAGACTAGCGTACAAAAAACATTACGCAAACCAGCAGACCAAATGCCTATATTTAAATCGAGTGCGAAGACTAAATGTCAAAAGTTCTTTGAGGAAATTAAAGCAGTGGAAACATCACTAACCGGACGCCTAAACGATACTACAATCATTCTTAAAGCCTTTTAATAGTAAAAAGTGATAAATAGTTGTATGGCAACTAGAATCGATCAAATAGGTTACAACGACAGACAAGAAATTATTGAAGAGATATCTTTAAGACTTGCTGACGGCATGGTGGACGTTGAATTAGACAGAGCCCATTACGACATAGCAATTAATAAAGCACTTCAAAAATATCGTCAACTGAGCAGTGGTAGTGTAGAAGAAGCAGTTATTTTTATACAAACTACAGCAGGTGTAGTAGAATACACTCTTCCAGATGAAGTAATTGACGTCAAACGATTATACAGACGTGGTATAGGTACAAACAGCGGAGGCGGAACAAACTTTGATCCGTTTGATGTTGCGTTTAATAACATGTACATGCTACAAGCAGGACAAATAGGCGGACTAGCAGTGTTTGATGCCTTTGCACAGTATAAAGAAACAATTGGACGAATCTTTGGTAGCGAATATAACTTTACCTTTAATAGAAATAGTAAGCAACTTACTATATTACGAAATGTTAACCATGCAGAAGATATTGCAGTAGGTGTAAATAATTTTATACCTGAAAGTGTGCTAATCAAAGATGTATATGCAAGTGATTGGTTAAGCAACTATGCACTAGCACAATCTAAACTAATGTTAGGTGAAGCTAGAAGTAAGTTTACAGGCGGACTACCAGGCCCAGGCGGAGCAATACAGTTGAACGGTGATGCTCTTAAAAACGAAGCACTTTCAGAACTAGAGCAATTAGTAGCCGGCATCCATAATATGGAAGAAGGAAATTCTCCTCTAGGTTTTGTAATGGGCTAAGCCACAGCCGCACACCATACAGGAGGACTCCATGAGCGACCACCACATTCAATTACCTTCTACAGAATTAGATCAAATTTTTACATTTGCCAAAGAATGTTTTCTTCGCAGTATGGAGCGTTTCACCGGTGATGTAACTGCATTCAATCGAAATGGAAATAACGATTTCTTTATAACCGAACATACTATGGGCTACATATATTTGTGGAAAACTGGCGTAGTAAATAAGATGATTAAAGACATTCAACAGAAGGTGACAATCCCGGTAGACGAATTCATTATTTTAAATACACCAGCACACGGACAATATCCGTGGCATAACGAAGGAATGGAACATACAGAACATACAACAGAGCAATATAGAAAAGCTGTCCGAGAAACAAGAAGATCAGTTGCAATTAACTACCCAATCGATAATGCAGATTTAACTAAGAGCAGACTTCAATGGGCCCAAGGCAGTGACAAAGTTACAGAATTATTAATAGACGGATACAGTAAAATAGCAAATAAAGAATTAAATCCTCTACAATCAATGGTAGAAAGTCGTGTACCACAGGCGACGATAGAAAGCCACATAAGATTACGTTCTGCCACAATGCCAGATTCTGAGGTGGCTGACATGGCTGAAATGTTATACATATCGTACGATAGTGGTGAAGGAGTAAAAATTAAATCAGGTCACAGCATCGTATATGATAAACATGATGAATTACTTACTAAAGTAGATGAATATTACGGAATGCCAGTACCTACACTAATAAGAACCAACCAATGGCACATGATAGATAACACCCAAGTAGAGGAAGACAGAAACATGGGATCAATAAGTTTTGATCCAGCATATTCTTACTTCGATATTAAGAAGTTAATTATGAACAACGAGTTTATAAAATGAGTGATAGCTACTTACAACTGCATAGCCCGGAACTAACGCCTATATTTCAATTTGCTAAAGATTGCTTTGTTCGTAGCATAGAACGTTTTACCGGAGACATCGACGAGTTTAATCGAAATGGGCACAATGATCTGTTTATAGCTAAAAGAGATTTATATAACAACACCGCCAGTGTTGGTTACATGTATGTGTGGAAAACTGGTGTAATAAACAAGATGATTAGAGATCTTGAACACAAGTTGACAGTCCCAGTACACGATATTGCAATTTTAAGTACGCCAGCACATGAACAATATCCGTGGCATTTTGAAGGAATGGAATACACCGAACATGCCCCGAAGAACTTCGGCAGAGTCATTAGACATCTCAGAAGATCAGTTGGACTTAATTACCCAGTTGATAATGCAGACCTGTCTAAAAGTAAAATTGAATGGGCAACACCTAGTAACAAACTCACAGAATTATTAATAGACGGATACAGTGATATAATGCATGGTCACGGGAAGATTTCAGAAAATAATGCACAAACAGACGCTCATGTAAAATTACATGCACTGGCAGATAATAGTCATCATGCAGGATACCTAGCATTTAATGAGAGCCATGCCGGAACAAACATTCCCGGTACAGCTAATTATATCGGCCCTGAAGAAATTGCTGATTTAGTAAGTATTACACATGACGGTGGAGAAGGTGTAAGAATTATGCCCGGACACAATATGGTATACGATAAACATGATGAATTACTTACTAAAGTAGACGAGTATTATGGAATGCCTGTGCCTACATTAATAAGAACCAACCAATGGCATAGCATTATTAATATTGATACCCAAGAAGACAGAAACATGGGATCAATAAGTTTTGATCCAGCATATTCATACGATGATATTAAGAAACTGATTATGAACAACGAGTTTATAAAATGAGTGATAATCATTACCAATTAGTATCTTCGGAACTAACGCCTATATTTCAATTTGCTAAAGATTGCTTTGTTCGTAGCATAGAACGTTTTACCGGAGACATCGACGAGTTTAATCGAAATGGGCATAATGACTTATACATAAATAAGACTAATCTAGGTTACATATATTTGTGGAAAACAGGTGTAATAAATAAGTTTAGAAACGATTTCCAAAAAAAGTTGACAATACCTATACATGACGTTATAATTTTACATACACCAGCACACGGACAATACCAGTGGCATAACGAAGGAATGGAATATACAGAACATGCAACAGAGCAATATAGAAAAGTGGTTAGATTAACAAGAAGATCAGTTGCACTTAATTATCCAGTTGATAATGCAGACCTATCTAACAGTAAAATCGAATGGGCCCAAGGCAGTAACAGAGTGAATGAGTTGTTAATAGACGGATACAGCAATGTAATGAGTAGTGTAGGAAAGAATCCACCACAAGCAATGGTAGAAAGCCATATAAAATTACGTTCTGCCACAATGCCAGATACTATAATACCTGGCATGACGGATATACTATATACTACACATGACAGTGGAGAAGGTGTAAGAATAAAATCAGGACACAATATGGTATATGATAAACATGATGAATTACTTACTAAAGTAGATGAATATTACGGAATGCCAGTACCTACATTAATAAGAACTAGTCAGTGGCATAGGATAGATAACACCCAAGTAGAGGAAGATAGGAATATGGGGTCAATAAGTTTTGATCCAGATTATTCTTACTTCGATATTAAAAAATTAATTATGAATAACGAGTTTATAAAATGATAATCGGAATAACAGGACTAATAGGATCTGGTAAAGATACTGTTGCAAGTTGTTTTGTTAACAGAGGTTGTTTACAGGATAGTTTTGCGGCACCACTTAAAGATGTGTGTGCGTCTATATTCGGATGGAAAAGATCAGACCTAGAAGGAGACACAACCGATAGTAGAGACTTCAGGGAAACAGCTGATATGTTTTGGACTCGAAAACTAGGCATAGATAATTTTACTCCTAGATTAGCATTACAATTAATGGGAACAGAAGTACTTCGTACTCATTTCCATAAAGATATATGGATCGATAGTTTAGAGTACAGAATGCGTAGAGCAGAAATAGACCACCCATGTGTTGTTATTAGTGATACTAGATTTACAAACGAGCTAGATTTAATTAAACGTCTAGGCGGAGTTGTAATTAATGTTGAACGTGGTGACAAACCCGAGTGGTATGAAACGGCAACCAAAGCCAACAATGGGCATGTACCATCTCAGCACACAATGAACACAAAATTTAAACAGGTACACCTCAGCGAATGGAATTGGATAGGGTATGACTTTGACCATGTGCTTACAAACAACGATACGTTAGATGCGTTACAAACAGGTGTAGATTCCTTGCACGAACTAATCACAGAAAACGATTTAAAAAAATAAATCGTATTTATCAAAACCTTCCAGATTCCTTGCACCCCACTCCGTAATAATACCTTTTCTACGCTTTTTTGATAAATATTCGTATAATTAGATTCATATACCAAAGGAGAATATAATATGGCTACATTAGTATCACCAGGTGTTTCCATTAGTGTATCAGACGAATCGTTCTATGCCGCGGCAGGAACAGGATCAGTACCGTTAATAATTATAGCGACTGCACAGGACAAAAAAACTCCTGACGGTTTAAGTACTGCGTCAAATACTACTAAGTTAGGAGCTGGAAAATTAAAACTTATTACTAGTCAACGAGAATTGCTACAAACATATGGTAACCCATTGTTTCATACAAGTGGTTCAGTTGCACTAAACGGATATGATCTCAACGAATACGGATTATTAGCCGCACACAGTTTCTTAGGACTTGCCAACAGAGCATACGTTTTAAGAGCTGACATTGACTTAGGCGACCTTAAAGCAGACAGCAAGGCACCAACTGGCGCAATCGCAGACGGTACTTACTGGCTTGACACTACAAGTTCTTTATTAGGACTTAGAGAATGGTCAGGTACAGCATGGGTTAAGAAATCAGTATCAGTTGTAGATTCAACACAAATAGATTCCGGAACAGCAGGACCTAAAAGGTCATATGGCTTAAATGGCGATTATGCCGTTGTAGCTAATACAGCCGCTGGCGGAACAGCAACAGACGTAAAATATTACGAAAAATACAGTAATGACTGGTACCAAGTTGGTACTGCAAGTTGGGTTTCTAGTACATCTAGTGACTTCCAATTTAAGAGTCATTTAGCTGTGCCTACATTACAGTCAGACGGAGTTACATCTCTTTCTACTGGCGATGTTTTCATTCAAACTACTACACCAAACACTGGTGCAAGTTTAAGTGTTAAGAGCTACAGCACATCAACTAAAACTTTCAGTACAGTAAGTGCTCCATTGTACGCTTCAACAGACGCGGCATATACCGATATTGGTATGGCTAACGTTGCTGTTGGAAGTCTTATAGGTATTACAGGCGGAACTGAAGCAGAAGTTGAATTAAAAAGACATAACGGAACTAAAACTGTTACTGCAACCTCAACAGCCATAGCGGCTTTAGACGTTTCAGGTAACTCTAGCTTTGATATTGTTTACAACGGCACAACTGTTGTTGTAACATTAGCTGGTACTATTTCAGGAACTCCTGCAACTTCAACAGCCGATGATGCTATTTTTGACATCAACGCGGCATTGGCGGCGGCAAGTGTATCTGAGGTAATAGCAAGTTCAGGTACAGTTGCTAATACAGTTGTACTAACTTCAAGCACAGGTAGAGACATTGTATTAAATAGTAACCATTCAGACTTTGGACCAAGTTCAGTAGGATTTGGATCAGCGGCTGTTACTGTAAGTGCTAAATACTCAAACTTTGCGGTACTAAGTTATCAAGCAAGTAAAACTACATTAACTGGTACATTAGCAGACGGTACATATTGGTACAATGCTACAGTTTCTAACACTTCAATTGACATGTTAGAGCATAACGGCTCAACTTGGGTAACTTTAACAAAAGACTTCCAAGCTAAAGCAACTGCTCCAACATTGCAATCAGACGCAACAGCACTAGTGGCTGGTGATGTATGGTTAGATTCAGATGATACTGAAAACTTCCCTTCCCTGAACAAATGGTCAGGAACAGCTTGGGTGGCAATAGATGGATCAGATCAAGTAACAGCAGATGGTGTTATATTTGGTGACTTCAGACAGTCAACAGCAGGTTCTTTAGATGCAGACGCTCCGGCGGCTAGCAAATACCCAAGCGGAATTTTAGCTTGGAACAAAAGAGCTTCAGCTGGTAACGTAAAAGAGTACAAACTCAATTACACACCTGCTTCAACAAACATTGGTAATGTTTGGGTTGATGCTTCTGGAAACAAAGCAGACGGTAACATGTTAGGACTAAGAAAAGCAGTACATAACTTAGTTAAAACTAAAATGCAAGGCGCAATAGCATCTAATGATGATATTAGATCAGAAGTTAATGCGTTTAATATTATAGCGGCTCCAGGTTATCCTGAAATGCTAGACGAGATGATTACACTAAGCACAGACAGAAGAAATACTGCCTTTGTAATTGGTGATAGTCCTTTCAGACTTAAAGCAGACGCAACTAGTACTACTAACTGGGCAACCAACGTTGGTAAGGCAAGTGAAAACGGCGAAGACGGACTTGTTTCAAGTTCACCTTACGCGGCTATTTACTACCCTAGTGCATTAACAACTAATCTAGACGGAACTAACGTAGTTGTTCCTTCAAGTCATGTTGCTTTAAGAACTATTGCATATAACGATAACGTTTCTTATCCTTGGTTTGCACCAGCTGGCTTCCAAAGAGGACTAGTAAATAACGCAACTAGCGTTGGTTATGTAGATCCTACTTCAGGCGAGTATGTTAGTGTAACACTTAATGAAGGGCAAAGAGATACTTTATATCAAAACAAAATTAACCCTATTGCTTCTTTCCCAGGAAGAGGACTTGCAGTATTTGGTCAGAAAACTCTGAACCCAAGTGCTAGTGCATTAGATAGAGTTAACGTTGCTAGACTTATGGTTTACATCAGAGAAAGACTTGATGATATCGTTAAACCTTTCTTGTTTGAACCGAATGATTCAGTTGTAAGAGCAAATGCTAAAAATACTGTTGATAGACTATTATCACAGTTAATCACACAGCGTGGTTTAGTTGACTTTATCACAGTTTGTGATAGCTCAAACAATACAGCGGCTAGAATAGACAGAAACGAACTTTACATTGACATTGCAGTACAGCCAATGAAAGCAGTTGAGTTTATTTACATTCCGATTAGAATCCAGAACACTTTGGGATCTACAGCGTAAGACATTAGAAATACTAAAGAAAGGGCTTAATTGCCCTTTCTTTTTGGGCATATTAAACTACTGTTTAATATTTTTGGAACGAATATGATAAATAAGTATTAACAATAATCCTATTAATTATATTTAGGATATATGGTTTAGGAGAATAAACAAATGGCAATACAAAACAAAACACTAGATAAATTTGGTGTACCAACAACTGGATCAACCGGCACCGGCATTTTGATGCCTAAACTCAAGTTTAGATTTAGGGTGATGTTCCGTGCAGGATTTGGTAATGGCGCAGATACATTATCCATTACACAAAATGTGCAAAACGTTACTAGACCTAAAGTTGCGTATGAGGAAGTAATGATCGATAGTTACAATTCAAAAGTATATGTTCAAGGCAAACATGCTTGGGAACCTATTACTCTTGTAATTAGAGATGACATTAGAAATACAGTAGCTAAGGCAGTCGGCGAGCAAAACAACAGACAGTTAAATCACTTTAATCAAGCGGCGGCGGTTTCCGGTGCAGATTATAAATTTGATATGGAAATCCAAGTGCTAGACGGTCAGTCAGCTGACGAAACAGAATCTTGGTCACTAGAAGGATGCTTTATTACTCAAACAGATTACAGTGATTCAGACTACTCAACTAATGAGCCAGTACAGATTACTATGACAATCAGATTTGATAATGCAATTCATCAAGATGGTTCAGCAAATACTATTACTGATAACAGTCAGGGTATTGGCGGACTAAGTAGCGACTCGACTACATATACCAACGCTACAACTGGTATTTAAAATATTTAATTTTGTGAGGTTAGGCAACTAGCCTCACACATTATTTAAATACTAGACTCAAAAGAGGATTTCATGCCAACAATTAATGATTTCATAAAAGACACTCTCGGTAACAGAGTTACCGATATTGCCCGCGACTCTCTCGGCATGAGCCAAATGTTTAATGGGTATGCAGGATTCAAAGGTTATGACCAAGATGACTCGAGACCATCACAATACTTTTTAAAAGCACCACAAGAAGCTGACCAATTTAAACCGTCGAACACTCCAGTGAGACAAAAGTTTAATGGCTATGTTAACTTTGTTTTTAACGATGCATTATATAATAAAACTGGTATAACCCAGACTTCAGATTTTACAAATAAATTAAGTAGTTTAGTAAGAACGGCTACTATGCCTACAGCAGAATTTGCCACAGCAGTACAAAACCAATATAATAGAAAACGTATAACAGTTTCAGCTGTTGACTTCAAGCCTGTACAGGTTGCCGTTTTTGACACAGTAGATAGTATGTGGGTTACTATGTTAATGAGAATGTATGCACATTTATTCACTAACCCTACTAATATGTATAACAATGATACAAAAACACCTATCAAGAATGATATTGTTCCGGAATCAGTTGCCTCAGGTAGCACAGCAGGAACATCGGGTAGTTTTAATAGACCATTTAACAGTAACACCGCAGGTTTAAATTTACAGCCAGCAGACGAACGTAACTTTATTACTAGTATTGACATTGTACAGTATCATGGACAACGAGCAATTAAGTACACATTATTTAATCCTATAATAACATCATTTGAAATCGACGGGATAGATTATAGCGAATCATCTGCTAACCAGATTAATTTAAATATTGAATATGAAAATTTCACTATAGATCCTAATGTAAATGCATTTATAGATCAAGACGATTTAAAGAGATTTTCAGATTTTAATAAGAACGAATGGCAAGCAGTAAGAGATGGGAATGCTCAATCATTACCTTCAGTTGGTAATAACTATGTGTATCCATTAGATTTACAAGAACGAAAAGCTGAGTTTTTAAATGGAGCAACTAGAAGAGAACAAGTAACATTTTTAGATTCGTTTGCATCCGGTGACGATGCAAACAATACTACAGCTGGCACTGGCGGCGCAGGATAATGTCGACTAGTTTATATGAAACATTTGGTAACGAAGTAAATTACGAAGTTCGTAAAGATAAACTTGTTAAGTTTTTAGAAAACTCTACTATAGCATTTCCAATACCAGAAGCAAGTGTGGAAATACTAACAACGATGTTAGGACAACAAACCCCTGGAATGAATGGCGATGAAATCGACTTAGTGTATAACAGACTTACTAGCATTGGCTTTAACGAAGCAACAGGTAAAACACTTGCAGTTGCACTAATACAAATTGCTAAACAGCAAGGTGTACATCCAATGGAGTACTTTGAAATAAATGAATCTTCTATTAAGTTAGCAGAATCTACATACAAAGCCATAAATAAAATTAGACCAAAAGGCAATCTTATTGGTTTAACAGTTTCTAAATCAAACAGACAGAGTAAACTAGCAAACGTAATCAGGCCTTAACAATGACATCTCGTTATTCCCAAGGGCTATACACACCCCAGAATCCAGAAAAATATATAGGACCTAAAAAGCCTTTTGCACGAAGTAGTTGGGAAACTGCTTTTATGAGATTTTGTGATGGACATCCTAACATATTAAAATGGGCTAGTGAGAATGTAAAAATTCCTTACAGGCATCCTTTAACAGGAAAGATAACAAACTATGTACCTGACTTTATGGTGCAGTACCAAGACAAGAACGGAAAAACATTAGTAGAACTTATAGAAATCAAGCCTAAGAGCCAAACAGTGATAGAAAATGCTAAAGGCAGAGGCGATAAAATGGCGACTATAATAAATGCCGCCAAGTGGACAGCCGCACAGCAATGGTCAGAAGCAAAGGGTATACGATTTAAAGTAATAACAGAAGATCAGATATTTAGAAATAATCCTAAGAAACGAACTACTCCAAAACGCCAGCGTAGAAAATAACACAGCAGGTAAATAGTGTTATGACAAAGAAATTAGAAGAAGAATTTAACTTACCACCCATAGACGACAATTATAAAAGTATACCAGAGTCTCAACCTCAAAAAGAGATAAATGACCAGCAAATAACAGAATTTGAAACTATTGATGTGGAAGATATTCAAACAGCATTAACTACAGCAGAAAAAATTGATAACGCTTTACAAAATGTAAAGGGTCTTGAGGAGCATGATTTAGAAATGGATAGTATTGCTCAACAGGCAGTTGACAGTTACACGCAGTTAATGAACTTGGGTATGAATGTTGGAGATAGGGAAGCTGGCAGTATATTTGATAGTGCCGCAAAAATGTTAAAGACTGCCTTAGAAGCAAAAGACAGCAAAGTTAATTCAAAACTAAAACAAATCGATATGATGATTAAGAAAGCAAGACTTGATAGTAATGCTGGTAATTATGATGATGGGTCACCGGCTACTGCTGTAATGGATCGTAACGAACTATTAAAAATAATTAATACTAAAGCAGATGACGTTATTGACTAGGAATAGTCCACTCGCCATTTTTAAAAACTACCACAGTACCATCGTTTGCCAATGAATATTCGCCTTCTTCAGGATTTTGAGGTTCTTTAACTTTAATGGTCATGCTTATATTTATAAAAAATTGATAAATATGATAAATAAGTGTAACAGGAGTTTATAATAAATGAAAAACTTAAAAGAACTAATTAACGAATCTTTTAGCAAAGAGTACGGCTATAGAATTAAGTTAGCGAGAGATTGTAGCCCAGATGACTTATCTAAACTGGAAGGTGTCCTTGCAAAGTATAACTTAGTTAGTGCTACTCCTTGGAAAAGATTACCAATTCAAGAAAATCCAATGGAATTTCAAAGACTAAAAGGTGTAAATGTTACATCAGAAGTATGTAGTACAGATGTTGTACTTAAATACCCAGTCAACCAAAGAATACTAGAGGTATTAATTTGTGTTGAAATGAATATGGATCACGACCATGTATTATGTTACGGTGTTAACGATCCAAGAAAAGTAGAATCAGAACAGGCAGAGCAAAGACTTGCTGATGACCTAGACAGAAGTGTTGAGACACCAGAAGCACAATTAGACGAAGTTGATTCAACTGAAGAACAAGACCATTACACTGCACAGAACGAAGATTTAGACTTAGCAGTATTTGGTGAAGAGTATAACAGTAAGTTCTTAGCAGAGCTAGAAAGAATTAAAGCAGAGAAAGGTGCAGATTACTTTAAGAATTACCCCACAAAAGATGAACTAATGGGCGACAACTTAAGAGCAATGCACGATTCCATAACTGGATTAGCACATGGCGGACTAGCACCTGAATCTAAGATGGCAGACGTTATATCACAAAGCTCAAGAAGAAACTAAAATGATAAATGACCACGACCTAAACAAAAGATTAATGGAACTGTTTGCAGAAGTAGAAGAAGCTCCAGCACAGGAATCTTATTCACCTGGTGATGAGTACGAAGAAGGCATGGTAAGCAATTGTTGTGGCGCTCCTATTATTGGCGTTGTCGACGGCACCGGCAGATGTAGTGAATGTAAAGAAATGGCATCAGCTGAAGTTGAAACAGATGAAGCAATTGAAATAGAACCAGAAACAAGTGAAGCGCCATGTGGAATGGAGCCAGAACTTGAACTTGCTCCAGATACAGAACAAACTGGTGGTTCAGTTACATTTAGACAAGAAAAGAACACTGATAAAGGTTCAGTAAGCATAGAAGCAAGTGCTGACGATATGCAAGAACTAGCAAAAGTATTAAAACTTGCAGGAATAACACTTCCGCAAGGTATAAACCCAGAACAACCAGAACAACCAGAAGCAGAAGTTGAAGTAGACGCTGATGACGGTAGTCACCCAACTATGAACTTCCCACATACAAACGTTGATGCTAATATGTCCACCGACAAAGCAGTATTAACTAGTGTTATTAGAGATAAACTTAGAGATTATCTTAAAAACAGCCGTTCCTAGTAAACAATCCCTCAAAACTCACATAAATACTTACTATGCCTAAAGGAACAGTAAACACCGAGCTGGTTAAACCAGCATATCAAAAACTACAGTATGACCAAGAGATGCTCAGAGAGTTTCAATTGTGTTGTGACCCGGTTGACGGGGCATTATACTTCATGGAAAAATTTGTTAAGATTCAGCATCCTACTAAGGGCGGAATTGACTTTGTTCCGTTTGATTACCAGAAAGATTTAATAGCAAACTACAACAAATTTAGATATAGTATTAACATGCTGGGCAGACAGATGGGTAAAACTACTGTAGCGGCGGCATACTTATTATGGTTTGCTATGTTTAAGCCAGATAGCACGATACTTGTAGCGGCCCACAAAGCGGCAGGCTCACAAGAAATTATGCAACGTATTAGATATGCATACGAAGGTATTCCAGATCATATTAGAGCCGGAGTTTCAGAATATAACAAGACTAGTTTAACATTTGACAATGGATCACGTATAGTAAGTAGTACAACTACCGAGAATACTGGTCGTGGTATGTCGTTAACACTAGTTTACTTAGATGAGTTTGCATTTGTTCCACCTAGAATAGCCGCAGAATTTTGGACAGCATTGTCTCCCACATTAAGTACGGGCGGTAAGTGTATTATGACCTCAACACCTAACAGTGATGAAGACACTTTCGCTAGTATTTGGAATCAAGCAACTAAAACTGTCGACGAATACGGTAATCCAAGTGTCACCGGGGTTAACGGCTTTAAAGGTTACATGGCAAAGTGGGATCAACATCCAGATAGAACGGCAGAGTGGGCAGATGAAGAACGCAGTAGAATTGGTGAAGAGAGATTTAGACGAGAACATGAATGTGAATTTATTATTTACAATGAAACACTCATTGACCCTTTAAAACTTGCCACTATGCATGCCACAGACGCCCTGTACAAGATGGGACAAGTACGTTGGTATAAGAGGCCCAGTGCAGATAAGATGTATGTAGTGAGTTTAGACCCAAGTGCAGGTACCGGAGGCGACAATGCCGCACTACAAGTAATAGAACTACCTAGCATGAATCAAGTTGCAGAATGGTGTCATAACAAAACTCCTATTGAGGGGCAAGTTAGGACTATGATGGAAATTCTAGAAGAAATACAAAACTATGGTGCTAAAGAAATTTACTGGTCTGTTGAAAACAACAGTATTGGTGAAGCGGCACTAGTTGTAATTAGAGATACCGGTGAAGAAGCTTTCCCTGGAACGTTCTTACATGATCCTGTTAAAGTACAAGGGCGTAAAGGACGTAAAGGATTCCACACTAGCAGTAAAACAAAAATTGAAGGCTGTATCCAAATTAAACGATACATAGAACAAGATAAGTTAGGTATATGTAGTAAAGCATTAATTGGAGAGCTAAAAACATTTGTAGCAAGAGGCAATAGCTTTGCTGGACAACCAGGTGAGAGTGATGATTTGGTTATGGCTATGGTTGTCGCTTGTAGAATGGTTTCATATATTGCTACATTTGAAGATGATGTTTTCACTGTAGTAAATTCTACAATAGGAATAGAAAAATCAGATAGAGATTCCGGCCCATATGATGAATATGATGAGCCTATGCCAATTGGATTCTTGTAATGTCTAAAGAATTATTGTTGTGTGTCGGGCCAGCTCGAACAGGCACTACATGGCTTTGGGAAAACTTAAAAAAAACGCATAATTCATACGATTTAAAAGAAACATACATATGGTGTGAAAAGCCATTCCCCGATTTTCCATTACGATATAAAGGCAAGCCTTTTGAAAAAACATTAAATGAATACTACACTACTATAGAACAATCTGAAAAACCTTGGATGGACTTTTCATTAGGATGGTACCAACCTCAGCGAAGTGTATTGCCTATCAATGAATTAAACAAGCGTTTTGACTTAACTGTTTACTTGTGGATTAGAGACCCATACGAAACATGGATTAGTATGATTAACCATACTAGTTGGTGGACACATGTTAGAACTACAATGGGCGAAGTGTTTGATAGAGAAGCAAAATTATTTAATACGCCACAAGGTGTTGACATACTTAAACGTAAAGTACAGCAACATGCAACTAGAAAAATAGAGACAGCTGATAAATTAATGTATGCACAGAACAAATATAGCGATATAATACCAAGTTGGCAAGACACAGGTGTTAACTTAGTACTACTAGACTTTAACAAAATAGGCGATTCAGCGTACTTTAATCGTAAATTAGGCATAGAGTGTGAATGGGACCACACAACACGTTATGCTATGGGAGGATTAGATTATGCAGAGCAAAAAAAGAATGTTATAGTTACAGATGAAACCGTTGACCCGGGCGTAAGAGACATGATTAAAGAAATGTATAAAAACGATTATGAATACTTAAACGACATAAAAGATAAATACAAGTAGGAGATATATTAAATGGCGATTTCAGTTAAAACAGTAGCAGACAAAGTATTCAACTTATTAAAAGGATATGGTTTTGCTGTTGACACTTACGATAAAGAAGGCGTTACAGTAGGCGATCCTGCAGATGCAGTACGTTTTTACGTTGAAGATCCAGACTTACTAGTTACACTTAATGTACCTCAAGAAGAAATTAAGTTTAGTGTTAGTGCAAATACAGAAGAAACTGACATTTTACGACAGCAACTCAAACAGTTATCCCAAAGTTACTTGATGAACTTAGACTTCAGAGTATTTGGGAAAACACTTAAACCAATAAGCGATGCAATAAGTGTTGCAAAAGCATCTAAAGAGACAGGTATGGAATCAGTAACAGAAGCAAATTTAGGACCGGTAAGCGGTTCAGTAAAAACTAGTTATCAACCACTAGACAACGTTAAGATTATTGTTAAGCACAGTAAAGACGTTAATGAAGAAGTACGTGGTTCGAGAAGCAGAAACATTAATAAGATTTTTATTCAAGCGAACGAAGAACGTCATTTGTTCCCAAGTAAAAACTTACATGGTGCAAGAGCAATGGCTAGGCACATACACAATGGTGGCACAATGCACGACACAGTCGCTGAAAGCATTATTGGAATGTGTAAAGACTTTGGTTCTATCAAAGAGTTTGTTGGGTATGTTACTAAGAAAGGGTTGGTTAATGAGACTAATGGCGAGTATGTCTCACTTGCTAAAGAACATATTGAAAACATTAGAACTACATTTAAGAAACTTAGCGGTGTAAAAACTTATGCAAATGCTGTTGAAAGTTTAGCAGAATTTAATAACGTTGAAATAGTTAATGAAGTAAACTTAGAAGATCACTTCACTGAAACACATTTTGACGAAAAAGTAGGAAATGCACATAATACATTAAGTAGATTAGTTAATAAGCAGTCCGCTTTTGAAAGTTACATAATGGATACTATCCAAACTGAAGCATTTAAGAATGCTAAAACACTTATGCAAGAAAGTGATGTAATGCAGTTTGATACACCTAATGCACAATTAGGATATAGAGTATCACAACTAGGGCAATCTGCAACTAGCGAGAAGTTAGGCGGATACTTAAATGGTATAGGTAGCAAGTTATCTGGAGGAGGCAATATGTCTCAGTTTGAATACAGAGCGGTTAAGGCATCATTGCTTTCAGCACAGAATTCAGCACCAGTTATGGCAGAAAGTACAGACGATTTAGGTAAGTATGAATCCTTCCTAGACACGTTTACTAGTACTGATAAGCCTTTTGCTCAATAAAAAGACGGTTTAAAGTGCCGTAAGGCATAAATACTATTACAATAAAGACAACGATTGCTATCACGTGATAGAAAAAGGTTGACAACATGGCAAAGATATATTATAATAACCCAAGTTAGGACACAAACACAGAAGTCCTGACACACATGGCACATATGGAGAAATAACATGGCATCTTTACAAGAAATTAGAGCTAAACTGGCCTCTATGGAATCTAATTCCAAACCAAACAGTTCATCAAACGGCGGCGACAACGCCATTTACCCCCACTGGAATATCGACGAGAACACTAGTACAACACTAAGGTTTTTGCCTGATAGCGATCCCGACAACACTTTTTTCTGGGTAGAAAGACAAATGATTCGTCTTACTTTCCCTGGAGTAAAAGGTGGAGACATGAAACCAGTAACAGTACAAGTACCTTGTGCAGAAATGTACGGCGACACTTGTCCAGTATTAACTGAAGTACGTCCTTGGTTTAAGGATGCATCTTTAGAAGACCTAGGTCGTAAATATTGGAAAAAACGTAGTTACATCTTTAACGGATTTGTAACTGAAAATCCACTAAGCGAAACAGCACCTGAAAATCCAGTAAGGCGTTTTGTAATCTCACCACAAATCTTTAACATTATTAAATCAGCACTAATGGACCCAGATATGGAAAACATTCCAACTGACTATACTGCTGGAACAGATTTTAGAGTTACTAAAACAACTAAAGGACAGTATGCTGATTACAGTACTTCAAAATGGGCTCGTAAAGAGCGTGGCTTGGATGAAACTGAACTAGCGGCGATTGACGCAAATGGCTTATTTACACTTTCAGACTTTTTACCTAAAAGACCTGGACAAGACGAACTTAACGCAATTAGCGAAATGTTCCAAGCATCGGTTGACGGTGAGTTGTATGATCCAGAGCGTTGGGCAATGTTCTACAAGCCTTATGGCGTAGAAACACCTAAGTCAGCAACACAACCTACTACAGCACCTGTGCAAACAGCGGCACCGGTAGCGGCTCCAGTAGCGGCTCCAGTTGCAGAAGCGACAGCAGACATTCCGTTTGATGTTACGCCAACAGCGGCACCAGTAGTAGCAACTGCACCAGCACCAGCACCAGTGGCACCAGTTGCCCCGGCGGCTCCTGCGGCAGAAAGTGATGCAAAACCTAGTGCAGATGACATTCTGAACATGATTAGAAACCGTTCTTAAGGAGTACAACATGCAGAAACCATTTGACTTAACAAAGTTCCGAACAGGAATCACGAAAAGTATCGCTGGCATCAGTGCTGGCTTTCATGATCCACAGGATTGGATATCAACTGGTAACTACACTCTTAACTACCTAATTAGTGGGGACTTCCAAAAGGGAGTTCCTCTAGGTAAAGTAAGTGTATTTGCAGGAGAGTCTGGTTCAGGTAAATCGTTTATCTGTTCAGGTAACTTAGTGCGTAATGCACAACAACAAGGCTGTCAAGTAGTATTATTTGATAGTGAGAATGCACTAGATGAAGATTGGCTACAAGCATTAGGCGTTGATACAACACCTGAGAAATTATTGAAGATTGGCGTCTCAATGATTGATGATGTAGCAAAAACAATTAGTGACTTTGTAAAAGACTATAAGTCTAACTATGGTGACCTACCATATGCAGAGCAACCTAAATTACTATTCGTAGTGGATAGTTTAGGAATGTTGCTTACACCTACCGATGTTGCACAGTTTGAAAAAGGCGACATGAAAGGTGATATGGGTAGAAAGCCTAAGGCATTAACAGCCCTAGTTAGAAATACAGTTAACCAACTAGCACCACATCCAATCGGACTTGTTGCAACTAACCATACATACGCATCGCAAGATATGTTTGACCCTGATGATAAGATATCAGGTGGACAAGGATTTGTATATGCTTCAAGTATTGTAGTAGCAATGAAGAAGTTGAAACTTAAAGAAGACGAAGACGGAAATAAAGTATCGACAGTACAAGGTATTAGAGCGGCATGTAAAGTAGTGAAAACACGTTACAGCAAACCGTTTGAAAGTGTACAGATTAAAATTCCGTATGAATCAGGCATGAATCCTTACTCAGGTATTTTAGAATTACTTGAGCAAAAAGGAATCGTTGTAAAAACTGGTAATAAACTAGAATATACATCACCTGTTACAGGCGAAGTTATTAAAGAGTTTAGAAAGCAGTGGACTGAAGAGAGACTTCAAATAGTAATGGATGAATGGAATCAAATACCTGATGCAAACTATCATGATGATTTTAGTGATTTAGTTGACGATGAGACTTTAGTAGATGAACCTACTGTAGAGGAGTTGGCAAATGAATCCTGATTTAGATTTTCTAGTAGAAATTTGGGACGGTATGAAAAATTACATTACCAAGAAAGACAGGCTACAGGCGGCAGAACAAATCATTACTATTTTTGATGAGAATGCCGACCTTGCTGATATTCAAGCAAATATCAACATGTTTGACTCGGCTATGAAAAATGCAATTATTGGGCATTTTGGTCTAGACGAAGATGAAGATGACGCAGACTGGGAAGAATAGACATGGCAGGGTGGTTTAATTCAGTTGTCGAGGATCTAAGCAAAATTGTAGGATCCATAGACTATTTTGAGAAAGAACTCCAAGAAGCAAAATACGAATGTACCATTAAAGGGAGCCTCGAGAAATTGAGTGCCTCCCTCCCTGGTATTACTGAGCATCGCTTTAATCAGTTACAAGAGATTGAAGCAATTCTCGAACACTTAAATATAGAACTTCGTAGAGAACGTTCTAAAGTATTCCGCAAGTACTTTGAAAGTTATAACAGAACACTTACTAGTAGAGATGCTGAAAAGTTTGTTGATGGTGAGGAAAGTGTAATTAACTTACAGCACCTTTGCAACCAATACAGTCTTTTACGCAATAAGTACCTAGGCATTATGAAAGGCTTAGATACAAAGCAATGGCAAATCGGACATATTACACGGTTAAGAACTGCTGGTATGGAAGATATTTCAATAGGTTAGCGAAATGCAAGATGCTGGATGTAGGAACCAGGATATGATCCACGTCCAAGTTATAGGACAAATCAGAAACAAACAATTAATAGAACGAGTCAGTGAATTATTACTCGAGAATATTATCACTACAAAATTAAGACGCCCAATAGATATTACAGTCAATATATTAACCGTTTGCGATGAACAAGCTGGCGGCTATTGTTGGGGCGATAGATCAACAGTTGAAATAGAAATAGCTAGAACGTCAAACGAACATAATTACTCACGTGAAAAAATGCTAACTAATTTAACACACGAATTAATCCATGCAAAACAGTTTATAATGGGAGAGATTACTCCTACTATGAACATGTGGAAACAGCAGGAAATAAATCGTGCTAAAGTTCCTTACAGTCATCAACCCTGGGAGCGAGAAGCATATCGTTGGGAAAAACGTTTATATGAAAATTACTTCCAAAAATTAAGGGTATAAAAAAGGTTGACATAAGGTACCCTTTTTAGTATAATAGTTAGTACAAAGCAAAACTAGGTGCATAATATGAGTAATGAAAAAGTAACTATCCAGACTGAATCGGGATTTGAGTTTAAATATGACAGGGAATTAAGTTACCTGCAAAACTACCAAAAGTGGCGTGTTCTTAATCAACAAGAACGTAGTGCGTATAATGAGACACATTTGTCCGCTGAAGAAGCCGAGCAATCATTTTCACAACAATATGGAAACTTTAAATAAATGACAACTCATGCAATGATTGATATTGAAACATTGGCTACTAAGCCTAATGCTGTAGTATTAACTGTTGGCGGAGTTAAGTTTAATCCGTATAGTGCAGAAGAGCCACATACCCCATTTAGTGTAAGATTAGACATCGATGAACAAACTGCTAAAGGCAGAGTTATTGATCCTAATACTATTGACTGGTGGGGAAAGCAAGATAAAGCAATCCAGGCTGAAGCGTTCTCAGATGAGGACAGAGTTTCAGTAACGGACTTTATTGCAGACCTTAACAAATGGCTAAATGGCACTGAACTTAAATGGGCTCAAGGATCTAGGTTTGATTATGGTATCCTTGAAGACCTAATTGAGAATAGTTTTGAACAACACAAAAATTGGTTCTTTTGGCAAGAAGCTGATAGTAGAACACTAGGACAACTGGTTCCAAAGGATCTGCGTAAAGACGATTCGGGCAATCAAAAAGACCTTCACTCAGCACTCGCTGACGCATACAACCAAGCAAAAGCAGTACAGAAAGCATATTTGCACTTAAATATCACTGAATAATTTACCACTATTTGTGGTAAAAGGTTGACATCACCCCTAAAAGGTAGTATAATATATACTTATTAGACAATAAAGGAAAGGAAGAAAAAGCCAATAAAAGCGGTAAAAGGTTGACATTGGTCCTAGAATTTAGTATAATATACATAAGTTAATAAGAAGGGCTTATTAATAATAATCATAATGTCGGGGATGACTAATATGACAAACATGAAGAAAAATAAACTAAACTATGTAAAGATTAAGGCTGGTACTTACCGTAAAAACGATATCGTTGATACAGTATTTCCGATTATTAAGCCACTTAACATAGGTAAGAAAGGTGCGTTTATTACTGTAGACGGTAGTGAAGTAATGGGAGACCTGTTCGCTAGTATTAGAGTACTTATAGAAGATCCAACACAGGATCTAGAATATGTAACTCCTAGCGTTTATGCAGAGCAACCAAAAATTGACCTGAAGCCTAAGAAAGAAGAGAATGACGAAGAAGCTATTGAGCGTATCAGAGAACGTTTTGATATCCTTGATAGAATGACACATGCTGTAGCAGAAGGTACAGTACGTGGTATGATTGTTAGTGGTCCTCCAGGAGTTGGTAAATCTTATGGTGTAGAAACTGTACTAGAAGATTACGATATGCTTACTGAGGTTGCTGGCAAGCCTGCAAGAACTGAAGTTGTAAAAGGTTCAGTTACCCCAATTGGTTTATTCCAAACACTATATAACAATTCAGAAGCAGGTAACATACTTGTATTTGATGACTGTGATAGTGTGTTGTTTGATGAAGTATGTTTGAACATGCTTAAAGCAACTTTGGACTCAGGTAAGAAAAGAACTATTACTTGGAAGTCAGAATCACAAGCACTTCGTAGAGAAGGTATCCCAGATAGATTTGAATTCAAAGGTGGTTGTATCTTTATTACTAACGTAGACTTTGAAAACGTTCGTTCTAAAAAGATTAAGGATCACTTAGCGGCACTTATGTCAAGATGTCACTACTTGGATCTTACAATGAACTCTATTAGAGATAAGTTCCTTAGGATTAACCAGATTGTTAAAGATGGTATGCTTGAAGAATACAAGTTTGGTGTAGATGGTGACCAAGAAATAATTAACTTTATGACCACTAACCAAGAAGCTCTTAGAGAGATATCGTTGAGAATGGTTTTGAAGATATCGGATCTTAGAAAAATGGATCCTGCTAATTGGGAAAAACTTGCAAGAACTACTTGCATGAAAGGAACAATTTAATAAGAAAAGAACTAACAGTTCCCCCGGTGCTCGATTGTTAGTCATCCCCTAAATGGAGCACCACGAAGCCCGGATCCCCTCCGGGCTTCACCTTATGTGTAATTAAGTACTAGAAATTACTTGACTTTGGCACAGTAAAGTGTATAATTACTTATTGTTGAAAGACAAAAATAATAACATTTAAAAAAGGAGAAGTATGAACAAGATGTTTACTTTTGCCGCCATAATGCTATTTGCATTCCAGGCCCAGGCAGAGAATATAGAAGAAGTCGTAGTATATGCCCAAGAGGTTAAAACTACAAAAGCAAGTCCATTAACAAGTACAACTTTATTTGAGGCAATAATGCCTGAGAAGACTTGGATGGCAGGTGGTTACGGAGCAAGT